AAAAACCTGATGCTATTAGTGAGAGTAGCAATGACAGTACACAAACAGAAAGAGTCAATTATGACCGATACTTATCAACCTATCATAACGAACTTGTCAGGTGCCGATTTGCGAGGTGCCGATTTGACGAATACTAAACTGGCAGGTGCAAACTTAAATAAAGCACTACTAACATAGACTAGGTTATACACAACACTAACAAACAAGGAGCAAAAATGATGAGCGATGAACATGTGAACTTCACCGGCGCTGATCTCAGCGACGCTATCTTTACCGGCACGAACTTGTCCGGCGTTGCAAACGGAGTATGAAAGCTATGACAACAATTATCAACGATCCTTTTGTGGGATTCGGATTTACTAATAATCCTAATCAATTAATTATGGATATTCAAGGTGACACAGGTGGTCATGTTGAGGTAAGACTTAGCAGTCTTAAAGATATTCAAGATATTATAGTTTCTTTAGATTTTTGCTTAGGCATCCTAAGCGATCTACATGATGGCGTAGATTTCGATGAAGCAACAAACGCATTCAGTATCAAGCAGGATGTTGTTGAGCCACCATTAATTATCGACTTTCTAGAGGAGTAAGATGTGGACACGCATCATCATCACAGAGTTAGAAACACATACATTCAACCTGTAATTTATATCCAAAGAATAATTATGTAACAAGGAGAATTTTAATGATCCCGACAAGTAAACCAAAAATCACATCCAACATAGACCAGCTAGAATCACAAGAGTTTAGTATGCTAGTAGGAGAAAAAGCATTCTCCATCCTAGTAGACAGCCTCTACACTGATAAGGTATTAGCAGCGGTACGAGAACTATGTACTAACGCTGTGGATGCACATCAGGTTGCAGGTAAGCAATCGGAGCCATTTAAGGTTACACTGCCAACCTACTTAGACAACACGTTCTCGGTTCGTGACTATGGTTGTTCTATGGATCATTATACAATCATGAACTTATACAGCAAACTGTTCTGGTCGCCTAAAGACACAACTAATACACAAGTTGGTTATCTTGGGCTAGGTTCTAAAGCGCCGCTAGCTTACACTGATTCGTTCAGTGTGATCGCTTACCTTAGTGGGATTAGGCGAGACTATCTTGTGGGTCTAAACCATGAGCGTATCCCAACTATTACTAAGGTAAATGAGGTGTCTACTTCTGAGCTTGATGGCTTAGAAGTATCATTTCCTGTCAAGATGGGTGACTCGGACCTATTTGAGAGAGCAGCCGAGAAAGTGTTTCTTGGTATGGATGTTAAACCAGTATGCAATATTAAAATTTACTTGCCTGAGCCTAAACTAGAATTTGAGAACTGGAAAATTTACACAGGGGCTCATGGTAATAAGTTCTTCATCAAGCAGGGCTGCGTTCTGTACCCATTCAACTTCACCAGTCGCCTCCTCAAGCATTACTCTAGCAATTCGATGGTTATTGAAGTTCCCATCGGCTCGGTTGAGGTTGCAACCTCACGAGAGGCATTATCTCTAGACGACCGGACTAGAACTTTCATCGAACAATTGACTAAAGAATTAAACTGCTCGGTAGAAAGATACCTTAACGAACAGCTTGCCGCTCAAAAGAATACGATTGACGCAGCTATCTTCCTTTACGGTAAGATTCAACCAATATTCGACGAAACTTACACTAAGAATCTTGAGCTCAACTACAAGGGTAAGAAACTCGAAAGATACATCAAGTTCGATCTAACTATTCCAGTAGAATACTTGAGCAATGGTAAGAGTTGGTTAACCAAGACAACAGTTGCTATAGATGTAAATAATCTTTCTACGGCCAAGTTTGTGATTCAGAAAGCAGGACAGAAGGTATATCGACGCAAGGCTCGCATCAAGGCATACATGAAAGACCAGCATGGTCCTCAAGGTGCTCAAATATACTTCTTAGATGGACCTTCCAATAAGGATATTTCCCGTCTACTTAGGTTCTATATTCTACCTAAGAACATTATCCCTATCGAAAAGATCCCCGATATTGAGACTACAAGTAGCGGCAAAAAGTTAGTAGCTAAAACTGGTCCCTACATTTACATTAAGGATGGACACCAACTTGTTGACAATATGGAAAATGAATTTGCGTGGGTTGATATTAACAGAAAGAATGGTGACTTCATTATTGATTATAGCAAGAACAGAATTACTTCATCAAAGGATTGGGGGGCATATACTTACAAAGAATTTAACGAGCTGCTACATTATTTTGACATTACTGATAAGCCGATCTATCATCTTACTCCTAGTATGCAGAAAAAGTTTAAGGTTGATGATAGCAACAAGATTGACACAATCATTAAAGATTGGTTTGATGAGAACAGCCTAAACCTTAAAACTGCATACTTCCTTCATCATTTTGTGTGTGAGCCTATGTTCCAAAACATTATTGAGGAGAAAATTGCCCCTAAAGGTTATCGTGATTGGGCAGGTAATAAGTCTCTAAGATATATTTGCAGGGCAATCAAAAAGTTTAATGCTTCACAGGAATCAAAATGGCAGGTTGAGCTTGATAAAGAAATGGAGCTACTCAATAATAAGTATCCAATGATAGGACATTCATCACCTACGACAGAGCAAAAAATAAATTATGTTAAAATGATGGATGGTCAACAAAATGTATGATATACTATCCGACGATAAATGGGATCAAGATATGTTAGAAGATGAAAGTCAAGAGCAACTGGCTTATGAAGAGCTGGACCGTAAAGTAATCACAGATAAAAACAACAATACAACAGAAAGCATCAAATAAATGAGCTATCCAATTATCCTTTCAGAAAACACGCTATCAGTAGTTATCGACAATAAAGTATATCAAGCAGATCGCAGCCACCCCGCATGGGAGGAAATTAAAGCTGCAATCAACGATGACTCAACAACAAACGATGAGCTTATCGGCCTCATGTCCCCAGGAGAATATATCCGAAGCACCTTACAGGATTCTTCGACAACTTACATCGACATTCGTGGAGGTATACTATACTATGGTGATGAGCCAGTGCATTCTACACTTGGACTCAAGGTAATCGACATGATCCGAGAAGGATTCGAGATTGACCCGTGGGTCAGGTTTGCGGAAAATGTTTATGCTAATCCGTTCAAGCAATCACGAGACGAATTGTATACTTTCCTTGAGAAAGCCAACCTACCAATCACCGAAGATGGTTGCTTTATCGCATACAAGAAGGTCAACTCAGACTACAGGGATGTGTTCAGTAACAAGTTTGACAACTCTATTGGTCTAGTGCTAGAGATGCCACGAGAACTTGTAGACGATGATCGCAATAGGACCTGTTCTTATGGTTTCCACTTCTGTTCAGAGAGTTATCTGAAAAACTTCGGTGGTAGTCATGTGATGCTCGTCAAAATCAATCCACGAGATGTTGTATCTATTCCTAACGATTATGACTTCGCTAAGGGTCGCACCTGTAAGTATGAGGTCATCGGAGAGATTGAAGAGAATGTCATTGCAGACTATACTTGGGATGCAGTGTATATGGACGTTGATGATTCTGAAGAATGGTTGGAAGATAATTCCGGCTGGGCTGTGGAATTATTATTTGATTATGAAGATGCACTACAAGATATAGTAGAGCAGGTGCAGGGCGAAAAGAATCTCAACAATGAGAAAAATAAGAAAGGTAATTCAGACAATATGCTAACAAAACTAAAGAAGAGCGTTACAAGGGGTTCTAAGAAGAGCGTTACAATTAGCACAGAACGTCTAGGGACATTGTCACGAAAGCAATTCAAGGCAGCGGTGCGAGAGCATGGTACAATGGCAAACTGGGCGAGAGAGCTTGGTGTGCCATCTTCCACTGTTCGTAACTGGCGAGCTGACCTCTGGGCAAGTGTTCCGGAAATCTGATAGCTAGGTAGTGACAGGTTCAGGTGGGGGGGGTGGCAACCCTCACCTGAACTATAACATGGATAAAGAGGATCGTGACTGTGTTCAACCCCGCTAAGCGTGACCGTGAGAAGGGCTTTGATGAGCGTGGCCTCACCGGCAACGAGGACCTGGAATATCAACGCACGATGCGACAAACACCAACCAACACCCAAGGGAGCAAAATGATGGATGAACCACAAAATTTTAGGGGGCAGGATCTACGCTGGCGGGATTTCAGCGGGCAGGATTTGCGCCACGCTGATCTCCGCGACGCGAATCTGCACGGCGCGAATCTCACCGGCGCTGACCTGCGCTGCGCGAACATCACCGAAGCGCACCTGCGTTGGGCGAGCCTGACCCGCGCGAACCTGACAGGAGCTGATCTCACCGGGGTCATCGGATACCAACCACCAAAGGAGCAAAAATGACTACCGACAAGGAGCAAAAATAAGCTATGAAGCAAAAAAGGCACGGAGAGAACGTAGAACATTCAGAGTTAGATAACCGAAAGTGAAAGATGCTTTACAGAGTAAGATTGATGAGTTTCTCACACAGATCATGCACCAAACAATCATTGATACATCTACAGTGATTAACTTCGCTTTAGATTTGCGAATAATCTTAGATCAAGATGAGAACTTAGTTACACAATAAATGGCAGCTAAGAAGAAAGAAGTGATCAAACCTAAAAAAGTTTTCTTGCATGAGCCTAATAAAGAATGCCCGTACAAGATAATAGAATGTGGGATTAATCTTCTCTGTCTTATATGTGTTTATGATGTTCTTGTTAAACGCAAAGAATGGAATGCTGCTGATGAAATATATATTATTTGGCAATCTCTATTTGATAAACACAAAATTGAAAGAGCAGGCAACAATACCAAAAGACTTCTTGTGGAAAGATTAAAATATTCAGCAGAAGAAAGCATCTTGCCAAGTAAGGGTCAATTCGTCATTATAAAGATGCTTGCAGAAAAGAATGGCATTGATATGCCGATTGTGCATACTAAATTAGAAGCGATTGAAATTATAAATCAACTCAAACAAGGGAATAAATAAATGTCAGCAGATTTGAAATACGAAGATATGCTTAATTCGCAAGATGTTATAGATCGCATGGAAGAACTTCTTGAGGAGATTAACGAACTTTACGAGAACGGCGAAGAGGCTAACCCTGAAGTTCTTAAAGAGATGAGTGAGCTTGAGGGATTCGCAGAGTGTGCGAGTGAGGTAGATGATTGGGAGAGAGACGCTTACTTCATTCGTGATAGTTTCTTTACTGATTACACTAGAGAACTTGCTGAGGATTGTTACGATATTCCATCAGAGTGGCCATTCCGGTGCATCGACTGGGGTCAGGCTAGTAAGGAATTAAAATGTGATTATTCAGCATATGAATTTGGTGGCGTAACTTACTGGATTGCAGCTTAAGTAATTATGGAAATCTTAATACTTGTAACTTTATTTTACTATATTATAAAAGCAATTGATAATGTTTACTTACGTTTAGAGCAGAACAAAAGAGATGCTATTCTGGCTAATGCCAGATATGAGATGGAGAATAAATGACAACTTTTAGTACTTATGTTGATAAAATAAATGCTATGGATACGCCAATACTTGGTATGCTAGCTTGGTATACTGTACCAACATCAGCAGAAATTAAGCATAAACAATTCATACATCTTATTGACCAGTATAAAGCCCCTATTGACAGGATCAATATTCCTTCAGCAAATAACGTGTTCAGGAGAGCATGTAGTATTGCAACAATGAAGAAAAAAACTGGGCCTACAGATGATTCATCATGCAATTACACGATGCGTGACGCTGGTAATGAGCCAAGCTTTATCTTCAAGTGTCTAGTTGAGGAAACGGTGGATAGTAAGAATCATATTCTTGACCATAGAACCATAGCTGATGTGTCACTCGCAAAGGATACTGCTAAGATGAACTTCGAGTGTAAGATTAGTGATGATGATTTTGCTTGGGATTCATATAGTGAAGTTAAAGATACGCTTGAAAGCTTCATTAAAAGTAAAAGTTTAATCATGCATGACCTAGTAATTAGGGAGGCTGCTCGTAGAGCTGTAGAGTATAATCTTCTAGGTGTTAGAGTGCGTCAAGGTGGTGGCGTTTATTTTGTTGCTTTAGACAGGTGTAGGGAACTTGAGTCGATTAGCAATGTTATCAATTCGATTGGTGCCGCATCATTTGATATACTACCATTAGTTGATGACGATAAGCAGAGAGATATGTTAAGAGTATCCTTTGAGAGCGAGTCAGTTGGTGAGACTCAAGTACTTATCTCTGAGGCCCGTGAGCTACTCAAGTCTGATAAGATAACGGCCAAGAAGTTTATAGAGATGCAAACCAGATATGCTAACCTGAAAGGTAAGATGGCAACGTATTCAGATATTCTTAATGATAATTTAGATAATTCTAAGGAAGCACTGAATATTGCAAGTTCACAGATCAACGCTCTGCTAGATAGGATGGAAGATTAAATTGTCCAAAACTTTACACCGATGTAAATCAATTAAGGAATCAGATGAAGGGATCAGGATACAATGTGACCTGTGCAAATGGGAGTCAGTTGCTACAGACATTAAATTTGTTCAAGATTTAGTTGACACACACTATCTGAGTATGAAACAATGGCCCTTTGTAGATTATATTCCACCCGAAGGATGGCCCGAACAACTATGAGTACACTAGTAAACCCAGAAGATAGAAGTCTTAAGCCTCGTTCATGGGATGAGATGATTGGGCAAGATAAACTAAAATCAAAGTTACAATTGATTAGTAATCATGCAGCAGTAAACAACGAAAGGTTAGAACCAACTTTGCTGATTGGCCCACCAGGAACAGGAAAATCATCTTTAGCTGCTCTGGTAGCTCAAGAAGCTGGTCTTAACTTCTTGGATCTTATGATTACGCCAGACTTTAAGATGGCTACAATCAATCGTGTTCTCATGGAGCATCAGGGATTGTTGTTCTTAGATGAGATTCAGAATATGCAAAAGAAAAGCCAGTATTATATCTATAATGTTCTTCAAGAGAATGAGATACGGCTTGACAACGGTAAGTGTATTCCTATTGAGAATCAAATCTCTATTGTTGCAGCAACTACCGATCCGCAGAAACTTAATGATGCTTTAGTAACTAGGTTTGACAAGCTACGATTCGGTGACTACAGTGAAGAAGAGCTTTCAAGGATTGTTGCTATGTTGGCTACACGACTTAAGCTGAAGCACACTAAAGGCCAGTGCGAGGCACTTGGAAGAGCATCAGCAGGTTCTCCTAGACAGGCCAGACAGCTTGTTAAGATGGCTAATAGATTAGGCAGTATGAGTACTGAAGATATCTTAGATATGTGTGAGATTACAGCAGATGGATTAACGGAAGATCATATGGCATACTTGGAATCACTATACAAATTAGGAGGCACTTCGGGAGTTGAGAATCTTTCCAATCATTCATTACGATCAAAGGATGAAATATTGAGTATTGAGAAGCTATTAGTTAAACGTGAGTTTGTTGAAATTGCTAAAAAGGGTAGAACACTAATGATGCCAGGTTTGAAGGCACTCAAGAATGAAAGAAGAATATAATTATGAGCAACCGAATGACAGTGCGAGCACAATCGTCAGATTTCACAATCCGTTTAGGATCAGCCACTACTAATGGTCGTTTGATTCCTATCCGCAAATCAAGAGTTGAGCTATACGGTCCAGAAGCAAAGCTTTGCACACCAACACTCGGCCCAGTCGCTCAAGTGTATCGTGATAACGACGGTAACATCTGGAACAAAGAGGATCTTGAGCGTGGCTTTCAGCAGAAAGATGGTAGCTTTATTCCCATTAATGCTGATGAGCTTGCTCAGGCTAAAGAATCTCCTTTGCCTAAGAATGTTCTTAACCTGACAGCGCATCCTATTGAGGATGTTGAGCGTTGGCTGTTCCCTTCGGACAATAATGCCTATGTGTTTGACACTATGAAGAAAGAGAAGAAGGGTACACCCGTTAAGGAAGATCCTGTAAATGTGCAGTGGCATGACTTTATTCTGACTATCCTCACCGATGGTAATGTTGCTCTTATAGGTCAGTGCAACTTTCAAGGCAACGAGGGATTGTTTAGATTGCTTAACTATCAAGGTAACCTCGCAATCCAGCGGCAGCTTTATCCTGCTGAGTTAAATCAGTATGATGCCCGTACTCCTAGCCTTTCTGCTGCTGTTAAAAAGAAGGCTTTGTCTGTGGCTAAGAACATCACTCAAGAATTTGATCCAGAGTCTTACCGTAATACCGCAGCAGAACGTATTGCCGCAGTTGAGTCTGGTGAATTCGGCACGGTTTCTTCACCTATTGACGATGATAGCATTGAGTTAGATATGCTTTCAGCTCTAGATAGCTTTGTTGCCTGATGATTGACCACGAGAAAATCATCCGAGAGCAAGCGTTAGAACAAGCTATGATTGAGGAGGTTGAGAAACGTCAACGGGATAATGATTCCGTTGATCTTCTAGACCAAGATATAGTATTTGATAATTATGATGGCCTTATGCAATATGAATTAGGAGAAAGTTTCTCCATCGGTGCAACTAAGTTAGGTTAACAATATGAACCACAAAGTAGATATGAATCATAATATTACTGGTAATGATATTACCATACATGCACTAAATGTTGATTGGGGGCAGATGGCTAGATCTAAATTGATTCTTCTAGACTTTCTAGATAGCGAAACTCCTAAAGAATTTGCTAATGTTTCTAATAGCAATGATGGGCGAGACTTAATGGATGGTTTAGTAAACCTTATCGACTGCCTACAAGACCAAGCGGCAGATCAGATTGGTGAAGAAATTATCTTTGGAGGATTTAATTGTGAGTAATTATCCAGATGGTATGAGAGAGTCAGATATCCCAGGATGGTGGGATACAGAAAGCGTTAAAGTTTGTGTCTCAGAAAAACAAGTACATGTTGTTCCTCTTTCATTGTTTGATTCATTGCAGGAACTATTAATGGAAGTATCAGCAATGAAAGATGCAGAATTTCCTGAAATAAGACCATACCTTAAAGATTTGTTCAATAGACTTCGAAGCTTATTATCAGAAATTACAATTGGAGGTGAGACTTTGGAATGTGCATTCGATGATGAGGTCATTGTCGATTCGGACGGCTGGGATTGCCCGGTATGCGAAACACATTACGACCATCCAGAGTATGAGGGATAATGGCAGTTAGAGTAAAATTTTCTGAGCGAGCTTTATTTCCTCTACTAGTTTCCGCTATCTCACGAACACATGATACAATTGATATGGAAAAACTTTGTGAGCGTATGCAAATGGAAGAGAAAGAAGTAGAAATTATTTTCCATAGGGCTAATCTCATCTGGTCAAAATTTAAAGGAGACGAAGATGGATGATCCAATGAAAGCATTACATGGCTTAGAAGCAGCCGTTAGCAGGATTTCTAAGCCTTTGGGGGTTGTCTTAACTAGCTTCCAAGTTACGTTAACAGACAAGAATGTTGATGACATTATCACTTTGGAGTTTGAGGTAGTAAAACCTGAAACTGTTGTTTGTGAAGAAACTATTGAGCAGAAGAAATATGATATGATGTTTGAAGACATTACAGATACTATTAACCTTTGCCAACCGTCAACTGAGAATATTAAACTTGAGGAATGGGATGACTAGTGCAAGCACAATTGCCTAAAGATTGTTCAGATCCAAACATATACTTAGACTCACCCGAATGGGGTATAAGTCAGAAGATTGATGGTCAAAGAATGGTTTTATCAATTGATTCCGGCAAGGTAACGGGTTATAACCGTAATGGTGTTCAGAGAGATATACCGGTAACTATAAGTAATTACCTTAAGGATATGCCAATATCCTTAACACTTGATGGCGAGTTGCTTGACAATAAGTATCATATGTTTGATATCATATCTGCTACGATCTGCTCATGGCAATTAGAAAGGCGCTATCAGCTTGTTTGTGATCTTGCTAAAAGGATGGATTCCAATATTATAAGAAAGGTTAGTATTCATACGCTTAACAAGCGAGAGATATTTGATGACCTGTTGCACTCTAAAGCTGAAGGCGTTGTGTTTAAGAAGCTTTCAGCGCCTTACAAGCCAGGCAGAAACAGTAACTTTGTAAAATACAAATTTCTTAACGAGGTCGATTGTTATGTAACAGAGCTTGGTTGTGAAAGTAAATCTAATATGGTATTGTCTATGTGGAAAGATAATGAGTTTATCGAAGTTGGTAAGTGTTCAGCGTTGACAGCAGATGGACCATCTGTTAAAGTGGGGGATGTTGTAACAGTAACATGTCTATATGCAACAGATTCAGATAGGCTATATCATACAGTTATGCCACGAATAAGGACAGACAAAGAACCACAAGATTGTGTTATAGGTCAGTTAGAATTATGCCGTACAAACAAAGAGGTTAGGGTTTAATGTTAAACGAAAAATTTCTTAACACAGAACAGTCAATGAAACGTTTCCTATTTGAAAGAGATGATGAGATCCACACATCTATTCTTGCTTTAATTGGCAAGATGCACCATCTCCAATACGGTGAGCCAGGAGTGGCTAAGAGTTTACTTGTAGATAGCCTATGTGATCATATTAGCGACTTTGGACCGAATGATAAGTTTTCCTACCTGCTTACTAAGTTCACGGCAGCGGAAGAAGTTCTAGGTTTCCTAGACTTCTTCGGTCTAACAAAGGATGGTGTGTACCGTAAAGTTACTGACAGGAGATTGCCAACAGCTAAGATTGCGTTCCTTGATGAGCTATGTAGATCATCTTCAGCTTTGATTAACTCACTGCTCAGAATTATGAATGAACGTCAGTTCGACAGCGGCGAAGGGGTTATTAAAGTACCTCTTATCTCTATGTTCACTGCAACAAATAGCCTGCCAGATTCCGCTGACCTAGAAGCTTTAGCTGACCGCTTCCACTTCTGGCATGAGGTTAAAAGAATTCAAGACCCATCTAACAAAGCAGAACTACTCAGAACACATAACCTTCACGAGTCAGAAGAAATTACTGACACGATCACACTTGGAGATATTGAAGAAGCGCATCATGAGATCGACTCAGTAGCTATCAGCAACGATCTTATTGAAGGTCTTCTAGACATCCTCGATAAGCTTAATCAGCTAGAGATTAATGTTAGCGATAGACGTGCAAGGCAAGCTGTCAAAGTTGTTCAGGCAGAGGCATGGTTACAGGGCAGGCAAGAAGCTAAGCTGATTGATTTACTACCATTGCAGCATGTGTTCTGGAAGAACCCTGATGATATTGATAAAGTTTATGATGCTGTGTCTAACATTGCTTCGCCGATTGATAAAGAGATTCGTGCTATTCGTGCCTCCATCAATGAGATGATGCATAACTTTAACAAGACCATGAAAGACACTCAGGAAGAAGTTGTTATTACTTCTCTTGGAACAGAATGTGTGCGTAAGCTTAGGTCTGCACAGAAAACTATTAACGATCTAGGTAAGCGTGCCAAGAAAGAAGGCTTGGATATGACTAAGGTTCATGAGCTGAGAGCTTTCACTGAGCAACAATTTCATATCATTAAGACTCAAGCATTTAGCTTGGAAGAAATTAAAGATGATAATGTTTATGACAACTAATAATTGTCACTAATGATAAAGGAAATTAATGTCTGACCACAAAGATCATTATACTATCCAAGCAGACCAATGGGACTTCAGGGCATCTGAGCGTTCATTCAAAAATAATAGAGAGCTGGCTGTAGCACAGAAACGTATTGCCAAGAAAGAAACTGGTGCAGAGATTTTCAGAGATTTGTTCCATGCTCTTATTAAAGCTGTGCCGCTACTCAAGAAAGAAGAAGAGGTTAACGCAAAGTACTCTATCAACTATAAGGTTATGAATGAGATGCTTAACATGGAAGAGTTCCAGACGATGCGTAAAATGTCTGCTGGTGATTCTGTAGGAACGTCCATAGCTTGTGTTCATCTGGAACCTAAACTTGATATACTTTTTGATAAGTTGAAAAAGCTACAAGATGCTGCTAACCAACTTTCAGATAAGCAGGAACAGCTTCAGGATGCTCAAGATAAAAAGACTTCTGATGAACTCATAGAAGACATGATGAAAGAAGTTAATGAACTTGAGCGCTCTCTGAGCGATGACCTTAATGAGGCTGGCTCAGAGGTTCGTGATGTCATGCAGGAGTCCATGAAGGAGCTAGGTGAACAGGCTGAAGGTGAACAGTTTGCTGAGGGATGGGGTTTAGGCTCCGGAGAGTTAGCTAGAATGAGTCACATAGAAAGGGTTAGTTTAGCTAAACGACTTTCAACACCAGAGTTTAAACGCATGGCAGAAGTAGTTGGTAGATTCCAAAACATGGCAACTTCAAATGTCGAAGAAGTTAATGTCAATGCTTACGATGAAATCTATGATATTGAAATGGGTAACGACTGGTCTAGGTTATTAGGTTCAGAAATGGTTGCGTTCGGTGAGGATATATTATTCTATGAGCAGGCCAAAAAGTATCTTGAGCGCAGCCTAGCCCAGTACGCTATTCGTGGTATCGAAACAAAAACTAAAGGTAGTATAATCTACTGTTGTGATGGTTCACCTTCAATGAGTGGTGACCGTGAGATATGGGCTAAAGCAATTGGACTAGCTTTACTTAAAGTTGCTGAAGTACAGAAACGAAAGTTTGTGGCTATACACTTCGGTGGTCCCGGACAGTACCTTCGCATGGAATATGATACTTCAGGATCACAAATTGCTGTAACTGTAACAAGGAATAAGAACCATAAGTTCATGTACCGTAAAGAAGGCTTTGAGGCGATCATGGAATTTGCTGAGTTAGGTTATCAAGGTGGCGGAACAAGCTATGTTGATCCTCTTGAGGAAGCAATTAGCATAATCGAAGAAGAAGCTGGCGATGGTGCGGTAACATCTGATATAATCTTTGCTACGGATGATGAGTGCATGGTTCCTAGCTCTTGGGAAAAACGTTTTCTAGCTAGTAAAGAAGAGCTAGGTTTCAAGATGTATTCTTTTGTTATCGGTTCAGCTAGAGTCAATACTATGAATCGTATATCGGATATTGTTCTTTCACCTAAATCATTATTGGATGGAACAGACTTAGAGAAAATATTTAAAGAACTATAAACTACTGAACGGATATTAGTGTTGTATAAATTACAATTTTTGAAAGATACATCCACCGCCATAATACCACCAGAGTATGACAATAATTCTACTGTTGTTGTCTACAGGGAGGGTTATAAGCTACCTAAACTTAACAATGTAGAATATATTGAGTTTGAAAAATATAGGTACAAGTATTATGATATGCATCATAGTACTATTATCATTGTTGGTATCAATAAGATTATAACTCCAAGTACTAGAACAAATATTATATTTGAGTACATACAAGAAAATTCTAATAGCATAGAAAAGATTATTATAGACACTGCACCATTCGTAGGTGAGCCTTGGAGATTCTGGTGGGCATTTTCTATTACTAATAATAACCCTTGGCTCTGGCCTCATTCTTATACGGTAGAAACTGAATGGAAGCATTGGTTTCTTAGGGAAGAAGATGATTGCCAGTTATCTGCTAAAAAAATTAAAGGAACTTTCGATGGTGTATATTCTGATTTAGATAAAATAGAATCTACTTTTTCATTCAGGTCACCATCAGATGATGAAATTGCTTTATATGATGCAGTTAAAGAAACTGCATTTCAAACTAATGCAACACCTAAGACTATTATAAATTATATGATTAAAAATCTTGCCAATAGTACCACTATGAATAAAGTATCATTTGATGATTTTTATTCCAATAAAGACTTTGTTTGGCCTGAGTTTGGTGTATACAAATTTATTGCTGAAGAGAATATTAGACGTATGGATTTCTATAATACTCTAATAGGTAAAGGAGTTTAAATATGGCTAAAAGAATTTATGAAAATAATACAGTATTAGAAGCAGCTAGAGAAAGAATGTCTTTCATATTTGATGAGTTTGAACGTGTACAAGTTTCAGTATCAGGTGGTAAAGATAGTACTGTACTGTACCATCTGGCCCTACAGGAAGCCATCCTTAGAGGTAGAAAGCTAGAGGTATTCTGGTTAGATCAAGAGGCAGAATATACAGCCTCAGTGGATACTGTGAAGCTACAGATGCAACATGAGAACGTAATACCACTGTGGTATCAGGTTCCGGTCTACATGACTAACGCAACAAGCTATTCAAACTACTTCCTATACGCTTGGGGTAAGGGCGAGCAATGGATGCGTGAGAAAGACCCTATGGCTATTCAAAGCATAGAAGAAGATTATCCTGAAAGATTCTACGAGTTCTTCCCCTATCTAGAAGAGCAAAATAAAGATGCAGCTTTCCTTGTTGGACTAAGGGCAGAAGAAGGTATCATGAGATACCGAGCCGTTACTAAGAACCCTGGGTATAAAAATACATACTGGGCAACCACAACCAATGGCGCACACAAGTTCTATCCAATCTATGACTGGGGTTGGAATGATGTGTGGAAATTTGTTTGGGATTATAATATTACTTATAACAATATTTATGATAAGATGTTCTGGTCCAACTACAGCATGTATAGTATGCGTGTATCAAACCTTGTTCATGAAAAAAGCTATAAGTGTCTCATAGATTTACCAAAGTTTGAACCAGAAACATACGATGCATTATGTAAACGGATAGGCGGTATCTCAACTGCTTCAAGGTATGCGAGTGAGAAGTTAATATTTAGTAATAAGACTTTGCCTTCACATTATGAGAACTGGGAAGAGTTTAGAAACTTCTTGTTTGATAATATCCAAGAAGAAGATCATAAAATAATATTTGAGAAGAGATTCTCATCTCAACCTAACGATGAAGAAACATATAAAAAACAGGTAGGACAGTTACTGCTCAATGATTGGGAGAATTCAAAACCAATCGCAGCTATAGACATGGAAAGAAAGGAAGAGTTTAAATCAAGATGGATGACAATCTTATAAAGTTTATTTTACCTAAAGAGGTAGGCATTACCGAACTACAAGCAAACGATTATAACCCTAATCGTATGCCATCAGATGAGATGAGCCTATTAAGAAACTGTATTGATAGATTTGGTTTCTTGTTCCCAATTGTTACTACTTGGGATGAAGAACTTATGAAGTATAGGATTATTGATGGCTACCATCGTTATGAAACTCTTATTAGAATGGGTTCGCAGAAAGCTCTAATTGTTGATCTAGAAATATCATATCATGATGCCGTACAGCTTACTGTTCTCATGAATAGAATCAAGGGCCTACATCAGGTTGAAAAGATGAGTGATCTAATCGTGAAGCTTTCTGATCTTGGTTTAGAAGATGATGAGATTTCACAGAATCTTGGCATGGAAGAAGAGGAACTTATTAGACTTAAGCAGCAGCTTGGTATCTCTCATGTATTCAAGGATAGAGAATATTCTAACTCTTGGAGTGCAGAAATAAGATAATGGACTTACCCCTGCGAGCTGGACGCTCAACAGACGTTTCTACCGTTAGTTCGCCAAGTTCAATTCTTGGGCGGGGGACTGCAACAACAACAACAACAAATGGAGATAATAAGTATGTATAATGTAGTATTTGATGCTGACGAAGATGTTGCGGAACAACTAATCAGAAAGCCAGGTAATAAATATTATTTGGAATGCATTCAGTCTGATGCAGTGTACACTGGTAGCACAAAAGAATCTAGTGATGGTTCTGTAGTGTTTAAGATCCGTATGGGGGTTGATAATGCATAATAAAGAAAATTACGTTATTCCAGAAGATGCTGGAGAGTATTATGATGGCCTAAAAACAATCCTATCTAAGTTTAATGATAGTTATGTTGGCTATATCTCTTGCGATAAAGGTTGGTATCCTCTAATCATAAGTTGCGATGAGGAACTTTCAGCCGTGTGCCCCGATTACAATATCCTTCAGATTAAAGAAAAGTTTGGGGGCCTTAGATACTATATTTACGCACCTGAAGAATGTGATAATGATCGTGTCAAAATGAATAATATTATTAAATCCTATGAGAAACTTTCAGCTAAAACATGTGAAATTACTGGTGAGCCGGGTGTCCTTATGGGCGAAACTAGTAGTCCATTTGCTTGGGTTAAGACTTTAGATCCATCTAAGGAGATTAAAGGCTACGAAAATTGGGTGAAATATCTTCATTATCATTGAACTGAAGCAGTCCTACTGTTCGTGCTGTTATTAAATCCCCGAAAAGTTAAACTAATGTAAATGTGGTTTGTAATAAAAATAGGCCGTAGCCCTCATGGGTTACGGCCTATTTTTATTACCATTTTTGGTCTACAACGCACCTCGCACCACAAGCGCCAGCACAGCAGCCAGCACACTTGTCAGCACAAGCCCCACAAGGCCTGTAGTCAGCTTTTCTAGTGGCTTGAGCCTCAGGTCTGTATGCTCACGGAAAGCAATAAAAACTGCCTGCTCAACGTACTTCTCAAACCTTCTTTCAGTTTCATCAATATCTTTACGAATTTCATCCACAGCTGCCTGAAGAAGTGCCCGCTGAATCTTATCATTTAATTCTTCTGAAGCCATATTACTCCGATCTAATTCTGAAGCTGGTAGTTATCCAAGTTCTACTTTCGCCTTTACTCCCATCTGATTTGATTGGGGTTTCAAAGCCTGTGAGATGCCAAATTGATGTTTCTATGCCTTCCAGTTTAAAAATTCTTACTTGTTCCACAATTTCATTAGGCACAGAGACTCGGTAGGTTTGATTAACACAACCAGGGCCTCTAATGCCCGTATTCGTACCAGTTTTTATTTCTGAGCCGGGCGGCTCATCTGTAACCCAAATCACCGTTCCCTCTACATTCACACGCCCATCGGCACATTTTATACCATTTATTACAAGAGTATCATTTACACCTATTGTTGGATATGATATACCGTCTATAATTTCTTGTTTATTTATAACTACCTGCAAGGGGTATTCGCCAAGTGGATTCCACTTAAATAGATAAATAAACGATTGTAAAAGTGTAATAACTAATATAGTCATTGCTATAGTAATGACTATTATACCAAAACGACCAATAGCTTTACGGAGTCTAATATCAGGAGAGGCCGAAACTTCTGCAAGAATTTTATCAGATACACTCCCATGCTTATAAGAATCCATTATGTTTTATCTTTTGTTCGCATATTCCGCCTTTGTATAAAGTATGATATAATAGATATCGACAATACAATTAATATTTATAGGAAGCGTGAGAGAGTGGACAATTCTAGCAGGCTGTAAACCTGCCGCCCTTAGGCTACGCAAGTTCGAATCTTGCCGCTTCCACCCAATTAACTAGGAGAAAATAATGCAAATGACCGTATGTGAATCCTGTGGCGTTGGACCAGAAGATGAATGTAATGATGAATGTAATATAGTAGAAAAAATGACAGAATCTACTGAACAAAGAAATGTTCTGCTTACCGAAGTCCTAAGAGACTACTATCATAGTAGGTGGATTTGACCACCTACCTCTATCGTGTTTCATCGGCCGGAAGGTCACTCTCGCCTTGGCTGGGGCAAAACCTTGGTGAGCCTGCGTCGAGCGAGGCTTAGCCGCAACGTACCCAGCGGTGGTGACCCGCATACCATCGAAGATCCCTAGCGTGATGGTCGGGTCACCATGCCGCACCTACCCCGCCCACCGTGCGCTTCTCGCATCCATTGATGGAGCAGATGGGGCTTGCGTGACGGCGTCTGCCTCGGTTCACGTCACCCGTCAGGCGGACCCGTTCGTAGTGCATGTTGCACATCCCCTTGGCCTTGGCATTGCGGGTGCAGTGGGGTGCGGAGCATGTCGCCATACTCCGCACCCCACCAGACGCTAGCAGCCGGTACCGTTCCACGCAGAAGCCCATCCGGCGTTCACGGTGTAGACCGCTACAGCGTCTTGGATGTGTGGTGGCGCTGATCGGGCGGTCGGATAGCCGCCGTGCCCGGCCCTAGCGCTCATCGTGGCCCACGTACCACGGAGGTACTGATACGCACCCGAAGCGGTGCTGGCAGGGTTCTTTGCTTGGTAGTCGCCGCCTGATTCGTGGGCTCGTACGCACGCTAGGAATCCGCCGGGAGGGGTATGTTCCTGTCTCGGGGGACTAAGATGAGCGTTTACCGCAGCCTGCTCAGTTGGATTAAGCGTATTATAAATCGCTACTTCTTCGGGGCTACACGCTGCCAGACCTAAGCCTGCAATGATAGCAAGTGATGTAATTGAAACTTTCTGTTTTATATTCATATTTAACCTTTGTTCGTTGAATAGGACAGCCGCAGAATAAGCTGCGGCTACCTTACCGGTTCTCACGGTTAGGATTATGGCGTATAAACCATTACCTATATATTACGACATGGTTACGATTATGTCAAGACCTTTTTAGTAAGTTCTTTTGCGTAGTCCGGATTAGCATCAAGATAAGCAAGTACCTTAGGCTTACCATGACCTATCTTTTCCCCAGTAGATACATCAGAATACCAGCCGCTACTACCCTTATCAAGGTAGCCAAGTTTAACAGCAGCATCCACAATACTAGACTCATTACTCACACCAGAATCATAATATAAATCAAAATTACATTTCTGAAACGGCGGAGAAAACCTAGATTTAGGATTCTTAACCTGAACAGACTGACCAATAACTTCCTCACCCTGCTTCAACTGGCCAGTCCTAGATACCTCTAAACGTGTAGAAGAATAGAAAGGCAAAGCCTTACCGCCAGGAGTATAAGTTGTTGGACCCATACCATAACCACCGATCATTTCCCTGATCTGATTAACAAAGAAGATAATAGTTTGAGATTGGCGATCAACCATAAACTGGTTAACCTTCTTCAAACCAGAAGACATCAGCCTAGCAAGTTGAGCAACATGAGCATCACCATAGTCACCATTTATCTCAGCCCTAGTAACCATAGCGGCAGTAGAGTCAATAACGATAAGTGAAACATCATCTGCTTCTAAACACTTCTCAATAAGAGATAGAGTTTCCTCAGCAGAACCCGGCTGTGGAATCCACAGCTTCTTAAGATTAACACCAGAGTTCTCTGCCTTCTTAGGGTCGAAAGCGTTCTCAAGGTCAATATAAACAACCTCACCAAACTGCTGTGCCTGACCCGCAAGCATTGTGGCTATACAAGACTTGGCACCACCGGGCTTGCCAAATGTTTCAACGATAGTGCCACGAGGTATACCACCGTTTAGCATAATATCCAAAGATAGGATACCTGTAGGTATACGGCTAACACCCATAAGTTCATCTTCTGAAAGTGTTGCCATCAAACCTGGGCTGTCTTTGTTAATAGTTTTAACTACTTCACTTAGACTTTTTTTGCTTGTACTTTTCGCTACCACGGAACTCCTCTTCTGGATGGATGTACTCTTTTTCGTATGCATCTTGCATACGTTGTTTGTTCTTGCGAGCCGCTTTACGCTGACTACTCCAAGGATTATTAGAACCCATTATATGATATTGCCTTTCTTGTCATTAAATTCAATGAATAAAGATTTGATAGAACTTTTTAAAGTATCAGTAGATTCAATACTGTACACATTACCTAAATCTATTGTAGCAGATCTTGATATGTAACATGAAACTGGCATAGAACCATAATTAGTTAAGAATACGCCTTTAAGTTTAGACATAAAGGTTGGATCACTACTAAACTTTAATGGCAGATACACACCAAATGTTTTACTGTTATCTATTTGTACTACATTAGAATCGACAGTTTCTAGAGAAGCTAGAGTGTAATGCCTTTCTTCTCTATAGTCGATCCCTGGCCTGATCCACATGTGTGTAACATCACCGGCTTTCAAAGTATTTACTTTCTTCCAATTTCTTGGGAAAGCAACTACTTCCATAGAACCAGTCTGGTCCTCCACCTGAATAATGGCCATAGATTCATGTTTCTTAGTGAACTTAACTTCGATGCTGCTAATGATACAAAGAACTTTGATACCTTTCTCCTGTCCCATTGTGGGAAGATCGGAAAGGGTATGTTTAGCCATCTTGCTTGTATAGTCAGAAAGAGGATGGCCCGAAACATACATACCAATGTATTCTTTTTCTTTAGCAAGCATTTCATGTAAGCCAAATTCTTGTTCAGGTATTTTAATATCAACTAACTCTGTGTTATCAAATAAAGAATTCTGATTAATATTATTTTTTATGTTATCGTTACGAGTACTCTTCAAAAGATCTACTGATACAGAATGAATACCCAACCTTGTACCATACGCATCCAGAGCACCGCTAAGGGCAAGGGATTGCATAGCAGTGGTACTTGGGTTAATTCGCCTAGAGAAGTCATATAAGGTCTTGTACGGCCTCTCAGAGCATATCATCTCAGATAGATCAATACCAATGTTTCTAACATTTCTCAAACCAATACGGATACCATCATCAGTAACAGAGAAATCTGAATTAGAAGTATTAACATCAGGAGGATGAACATTCAAACCCATCCTACGGGCCTCATACAAATAAAGGGCAACCTTATCCAACTCACCCATAACAGAAGAACATAGACAAGCCATAAACTCACGAGGATAATGCATCTTAAGATATGCAGTCCAAAAAGTTATATGGGCATAAGGCATAGAATGCAAAGAAGAGAAACCATACAAACTAAAACCATCAATCTTATCAAAAAGATCTTCGCTGAAATCAGGATCATAGCCCTTGCCAACACAACCATTAACGAACTTGCCACGCTCATCAGTCATAGCTTTAGTTTCTTTGCGACCAATAATCTTTCTAAGATTATCAGCCTCAGCCATAGAATAACCAGCGAACACCTGAGAAATCTTCATCAACTGTTCCTGATATAAAGGAATCTGATATGTTTCAGCAAGGATATCACGAGCATCCTCATGGAAAGGAACAGCAGCCTGCCTACCATTCTTCCTATCTGCATAATCATTATGCCAATTCTGTGCCATAGGACCTGGCCTATATAATGCTAGAACAGCAGAAATGTCACGAATGTTAGTGGGACGAAGATTACGAAGAAGATCTCGCATACCGCTAGATTCAATCTGGAAACATCCGACCGTCTCACCAAGCTTAAGCATCTCATAAGTGGCAATGTCATCAATCGGAATATCCTCAAGGGTAATCCCAACTATCTTAATGCAATCAGCAAGAACATCTAAAGTCTTAAGACCCAAAAAATCCATCTTCAACAAGCCAACATCTTCAACAGCTTTCTTATCCCACTGGGTAAGAATAGAACCATCCTTACGAGTCTCCAACGGAACAAGCTCAATCAAAGGTCTATCACCAATAACAACACCAGCAGCATGAATACCAGACTGGCGAATCAAGCCCTCAAGACCTAAAGCAACATCAATAACTTCTTTAACTTCAGAGTCACTAATGTACATATCTCTCAAAGTTTGAGCGTTATGATAACCAGCCTCGAACTTGGGATCTTTTTCAAGGCAAGCCCAAAGCGGGATGTCAACACCAGAAATAGCCTTAGGCATAGCCTCAGATATTTTGCCACCCAAAGAGAATGGAAGATCAAGGATTCTTACAGTATCACGAATAGCAGTACGACCCTTCATCGTACCAAAAGTAGCAATCTGAGCAACATAATCCGAACCATACTTAGAACTTGTATAATTAATAATTGTTTCCCTGTGCCTTTGCTCCCAGTCCAAATCAACATCAGGCATAGTGATACGGCTAGGGTTCAAGAAACGCTCAAAGATAAGACCATATTCCAAAGGTTCAACATGAGTAATTCTTAAACAATAACTTACTATAGAACCGCAAGCAGAGCCACGGCCAGGGCCAGAAAGAATACCTTCACTCTGAGCAAACAACATTATATCCCACAGGATTAAGAAATAAGAGCTAACACCCATAGAGTTAATAACCGAAAGCTCATACTCTAACCTGTCAATAATTTCCTGATTTAACTCACCATAACGTGCCTTAGCACCATCGTAAGTAAGATGTCTAAGATAAGATACATCGCCATCAAAACCCTCCGGAACATCAAACACAGGAAGATGCTGGGTCTTAAAGTCAATATCAACACAAGCACGTTCAGCTATAAGCAAAGTATTATCACAAGCCTCGTCAGCCCAATCGCCAAGCGAACGCATATACTCAGAAGGCTTCAAATAGTACTCGTGATTATGAAACTTGAAACGCTTAGGATCAGAAAGCTTCGCCCCAGTCTGACAGCATAATAACACCTCATGGCTAGAACAATCTTCCTTATGGGTATAATGCGTATCCTGAGTTAGAACAGTAGGCGCACCAATCTCTCTAGCAATCTGCAGAAGAAGAGGATTGGTTCTACGTTGCTCAGGGAGATCATGATCCATTAGTTCAATAAAGAAATTATCTTTACCAACAATATCTTGAAACCTTGCAGCATTAGTTTTAGCCGCAAGATAATTGTTATGCAGCAAAGGCTGCAGCACAGGACCACCAAGACAACCAGAAGCAACAATGATGCCCTCAGAGTGTGACTCTAGAAAAGACCAGTCGGTTCTAGGTTTCCTATACAAACCATTTATATAAGCATCACTAGAAATCTTTAGAAGGTTATGATAACCCTCATTGTTCTCAGCGAATACCGAAAGATGATAATAGCTTTTATTAGAACCATCAATATCACCATTACTATCAGACTGCTTAACACCAGTTCTCTCAAGACGGTCATCAGCAAAGTATGCTTCCATGCCAAGAATAGGCTTAACATCCCGCTTCTTACATTCCTTATAAAAATCTATAATACCAGAAACAGTACCATGATCAGATATACCAATACCTGGCATACCGAGTTCTTTGGCACGAGAAACAAGACCACTAATCTTAGATGCACCATCCAACTTAGAATATGCTGTGTGCGTATGTAAAGATACGAATTGTTTACTCACTTAATGGCTTTTCATTAACCACATCGTAATGAGGGCGATTATCATTACCAATATCCCTAATCTGAAAAGAAAGCAAACATAGGCAATGCCATGCAGCGTGACTCCAATGTGATAAACCTGACTCAGGATCAATATCCTCACCAGCCCAAGCAAGATTAGCATGTCTTTGCATGGCGTCATAAGCCAAAGAGTAATCAAAGCCTCTGAGATAGTTATATCTAGCATATTTATCCAAACCATAACCAGCGACCTCACCTAAAGCCAACATAGCTAGAGGATCAAGAGCAGAAATCTGAGATGGTTTATTACACTTTGCGCCACCCGTATTGGGATCAACATGTCTAACTTCCATTATTTATTCTTTCTTCTAATTGATATAAGTTTATTGTACTATTATTTTGATAAGTTAACCAAACCAAAGCAAGACAAAGTGGTTGAAACCTTTTCTTATCACCATGAACTATTCCCAAATGGCAAGGCTCATTGCAAAGAGTTATAAGATTATGTGGCTGAGAACACCACTTAAAGTATCTTGCTTCACTCTTATAGTATATATGATGCACAACAAGATTGCTAGTACCACCACATAATCTACAACATTTATCTCTAAATAAAACCTTATCATAATTTATCTGACATACAGATGCGAAGTTTTCCCGCCCAACTGATCTGACTGTAGTCTTTTTAATAGTCTTTGATCTCTTATAAATTTGCTGATTGTAGCAGTCATAAGAACAGAAACTAGACAACCCAATAAAAAACATATCATCTTTAGGAACATATTTCTCACAATTCTTACAACGTAAAGATTTAGACATTAAACATTACTGTTCGGGATTACGAAGCTGAAGTAGGCCGTCATCCACAAGCCACTTAAGATCGTTTTGAATCCTCTCATAAACGATTTCTCGCTCTTCAGTATTAGCATTGAGAAGCATAGCCTTCTCAATGGCAACAGAATCCGATTGCTCACGGGACTCAACATACTTTAATACAAAACCTTCATCTAGAAAAGTTACCTCATGAACAAATATTGGTCCAGAATGGGCTTCTTCAATTAAACTCATAACTCCAATGCCCCCTTTAAGTCGAATCCAAATTCTTGATCTTCTTCAGGATAAATATAAGAAACCTCAACTAAGCCATCGTTAATACCATTTACTTTCTTATCCAAATTATCATACATAAGTTTAGCCTTATCAATATCAATATGTTCAACATCTTCAACAATGAAAGTATTAACACGCTTCAACTCACCGCTTTTAACGATATGCGAAAACTTTGGAACATCAATTCGATAATGAACAAGAGCAACACCGATATCACCGCTAGAACGTGCAGCAGCAGTATCGTTATCCTCAATCCACTTGCCCCTGAATGAACCCTCATATACCTTAACGGGCGTACCATCCTGATACTCTACACCATCTTTACTTAGCTCTTTAGCCATCTAACTATCCTTCCCAATCTAAAGCCATGTTACCTGTCTTATGTCTAACTACAGCAGCCTTCCAATCATCACCAGCAGAAGCATAAAGCCTCTCCTGAAGTGCCCTCTCATAAAGAGGATCACTAAATGGTATCATAGCTAGAGTTAAAGGAGCAAACTGATATTTAATAAGCTGCCCCACGCCACCGTTACGAGATTTAATAATTCTAGACAACACCTCACCCTTACCTTGCTCATCCTCACCAGTTATGGCCTGATCTGGGGCCCAAAGAGATATCATCATATCGGTAGTTTCTTCAACAGTACCAGCGCCACGGCCCTGATCTGCCTGAAGTTCCTTACCAAACTCACCGGAACGATTGCCCTGATGTGGCGCATAGATCACTGTCTGAGTATCTTTAGCTATACCTTTAATGCCCATAATGGCATTAGTCATTCTATCATACTCAGAAGCGCCCTGACACCCCTTGGCATAATAACCCAAATAATCTATAGCAATAAGATCGGGCATACCACCAGACTCATAAGCGAACTGATAAATAGAATCCAGCAACTCTACCTCGCTAATCTTATTCTTATCAACAAGATAAAAACTATCTTTCCAATAGTTTACAGTGTCAACAACAGAAGCGCCAGGATTATAGAAGTTATTTATACGATGCGCCCTTTCAAACCACTCATTACGAGTCTGTTCCAAAGACATATACAAGATTTTGATATCAGGTTTAAGCATCTTCATTCTCTGAAAATAGTTTATACTCATAATAGTTTTTCCACTATTTGTTCTAGCAATCATAGTAATAACTTGGCCGGGTAAAGCACCGTGTGTCATCACCCTATCAATCTCATCAATGTTAAATCTTAAACCCGTAAGCTTGTTGTTACCTTCAATTTCAACCCAACGATCATAAGCCTCATTTACAGAAACTAGCAGACCGCCCTTAGCTTTACTAAATAGATAATCAAAATCTTCACGATTCTTACCATGCTTAACAACCCAATCGTTTACATCGCTACCCTTTTTTGGTAGCTCAACGATGCGTGAACGTGGACCAATGTTTGTGGCAAGCTTCTCAGCACCAGCCTTTCCTGGTTTATCATTATCAAACAGTATGTATACACGTTTAGCTTCTTCAATGTAATCCGACCAAGCATCTTTCCATGTTTGAACCCCGGGTACACCTACAGCAGCAAAGCCAAGTTGATGCATTGTTAGGCAATCAATTTCTCCTTCAACAATGTGAACTGTATCTTCACCAATAATAGAATCAATACCGTACAAACCCACAGGCACCCCCATCATGCCACGCATCTTACCATTAATCTTCTTGCCACGAAGTTGCATTGGCCTCCCATAGTCTAGATATGGGAAAATGATCTCATCTTTAAAATAGTCTGAACTAAATCTGTCCACTAGGCCAGATTCTTTAATCTGCTCTGGCGAGAAAGTTGCTAGAAGATGATTTGATAGTGTACCATCAGCCCAACCAAGACGAGCCTTTATGATTGTCTTATCGTTTAGGCCACGATCCTCTGTAAGGTACCTGTAGACCTCAGGATTGTCCAATAGGCGCTCCGCATAGTATCGGGTAGCAACCTCATAAATAGGATTGTATTGTATGCCTAGCTCTGAAGCATCAAGATGTATAGGCTGATCACCAAAATGCGCTCTGAGGTTATTAAAGTTACCCTTAGCGTTGCAAACAAAACATAGATAAACGCCATATTTATCATCTGAAGGATCAACATTAATATAAAGCCTACCAGGTTTATCATTAGACTCACCGTGAACCGGGCAAGGTGCGTGAATATTATTTGCTCCAGCAGGCTTCACCCAAAGCCCTTTAGATTCAAGATACTCTTGAATGTCTAACAATTTGCTCCTTAATGTATGTTATCTAGCTGCTCTACCTTATACTGCCTAAGGTACTCTCAAAGAGTGTGATACTTTTTCACCATAGAGCATTTAACCAAATTAATAACTAATTACCTATCAGAAAACCTCCTGCGCTGAACCAGTCGGAGGCACCGAACTGCGCATAATATCCTCAACAGAATTCATTACTTCTTGCTTTTTCTTAGAGAAATAGGTTCCCACGCGAATGCGGCAATCTAGTCCAACAAGATCATTAGGATCAAATTGCCAACCATCGGGAAGGGCATCGACACCAATAATTTCCTGAATCCACTGACGCAGACGGCAACGATCAGATCCATCCAGAACAGCCTCAGTATCAGCCCAAAGCCAACGGTTCGCATACTCACCATCTCTAACCCTAAATCCAAAGGCAACTTCCTGATCAGAAGTCTTCCAAGGTGTGACTTCATGATTTACTTCTCTAATCTCGCAACGAACAACCTCAACTTCCAAAGTAGTATTCTCTGGAATATGCGGCCACTTACGCTCACTCTGAGCTGCCTTCCCTACAGGAGCCGAAGCTGTCTTATCAGCATTAAATGTCAGTATAGTCATAGTTTGTTATATCCTTTGTTTGTTTGTTTGTTTGTTTGCTTTTCTTAACTTAAGAAGTTTCTGTATATCATCATTACTTGACATACCAGGTAAGCTTTCATCTTTCACTAAAAGTGTTTTTGACTCCTGCGCTGCCTCCTCTTCCACCGCATCAACTTGTAAACTAATATCAACAACAAAAGAATCAGCAATATCTTTACATCCCTGCTCCCTCAAGTATAGCATTCTTGGGAAGTCATCGCTAAAGTTTAGATCAAAGATAGCTGGAAGCGTATTAGTATGATCGTGAACCCACTCAGCTGTACTAGTAGAAGAAGTAACCATATAACGCTTATCAGTCCAACAAGAAACTGAAGCAAGTAGCTTATCTTCTGATGGGGCTCTATCCTTATCCGCCCAAGGCTCATGGCTCTCGGAAAGAACAACATCTAAAGGAAGATTGGCAGAACCATTTGAACGAATCCAGAATGACCCGTCCACATGAGAATGGATTTGCTCAGCGAATCCACCTTGGATATTAGGCTTAATCGTAACATGGTCATCAAATCCACCCGTCTCCTTCAAATGAGTAATATAAATTATATGCATAGGCAACTCATTTAAACCCCTAAAAACTGCATCCATTCTTTGAGCAATCCAATTCCAATCATCAGCCCGAATATCAGTACGCCGCTCCTTAGCAAGCTTACCCTGAAGCATCCTACGTTGAAGTTCATCAACAGTATCAACGACAAGAGTTTGGACAGGACCATTAAGAACTTTATGGTCACCAAGAAGAATATTCTTTAATTCAAATAATTGATCTTCAGTTTGAATGTCAATATACCTGATACCTCCATGTAAAGACAGAGTAGCCATACCCGGACCAGCAGAAACCCACAAAGGATTTTTAGCGGTAAGAGCAAACCTAGTTTTACCAACACCCGAAGACCCACCAACAAGAATACGAGCATACTTTGGATACTCGTCAACCCCCGATGAATGCATTTGCAAAGTCATATAAGCCTTTCTGTTTTGGAATCAATATATTATACCACACATCAGTACACTTTATCTATAGGATCAAAATAAACTGGACAAATTTCCTGATAAGAACACCAAGAGCAACTATCCCCACTAATGTTAGGAACAAAAACTTCCAAATCAACAGCCCTAGAAATCTGCTCCATAGACCTATAAAGCCTACCATAATCCAAATCATTATGAGGTGGAATAACAACATCCTGATTCTTCTTAAGATCATACCAAATGGTCTTTCTGGGAATATCCTTAAACTTCTCCCAAAGCTCCTTACCATTAACCATACCAGGATAATAATCTTCCTGCCCGGGATACCCACACCAGAATTCTTCCTGATAAGAAGCATACTCGTAAGCCGTATTGCCCGTGAAGTAAACATGTCCATGTCTACGCGCATACCAAGTCTGATTTACTGTACTAGGGCACCATACGATGCCAGTGTAGGAGATTCTGCTCCTGACAGATTTCTTGGGAATGAAATAATTCTCCTTAGGTTTCAAGGCTAATTCCCAAAATATCCTGCCATCATACCGCCCACCAGAGATATTCCTTTCCCTTAGAGACGTTCGTATACCCAAAAGACTACAAACCATCTGGAACAAATCAAGTCTACATTTTTCTGATTGTGCAATGGTCTGATTGTCAGTTCCACCACCTGAGCCGTCAGCCATAAGTGAAATCTCGTAGAACAACCTTAACTGAGACTCAGTTAAGGTGTTGATAAAATCAGTAGAAACTACTTTCAAAGCAACATTGCTGAAATGTGTTAGCACCTCCATAGAGGCTACACGGTTAAGATAAAATCTAGTCACATCCGAGTCGAAAGACTCTCGCCATGCACCATCAGGAAGAGACCCTGGGGAGTCGCATGATCCACCATTTTTAAGAGAGCTTCTACTTGGTCCGTAGATTGCTTGCAAAGTGGATCGAATTCTCTCCTCATATACAGGATTCACCAGAGGCGACTGTGCTAGCGATATAGAGTCACCTGCAACATTGTGGCCCTCAGTCCAAAACCAAGCCACCAACTCTACCATTGCATCTGTGTACAATGGAATCGCAGGTAGGTTGGTGACTGTTGCGGCACAAGTGATTTGGTCTGAAGAAGTTAACTCCTCTGAGGTTCTCACCCGCTGTTCCCGTCTACAATTTCCTGTTGTCGTAATTAGATGGTTAACAGGCCATCTATGTTCCGCTGTAGTGAGCGAAGAGTGAGCTTTGCCCTCTAACGATACCAAATCTTGATCTGTTGCATTAAATCTATGCACACTCAGCGCTGGCTGCCACTCTGCGGTCTGAGTGGCCTGATTAAAGGTAAGGACCTCTTCTCCCGGTTGTAGCTGATCATGAAATATCCATCCTCTCCTGGAGAGTATTTCAGTTTCTTCGTCTGCACAAAACTGGACATCCAATCTAAGATTATCGTTAGTGGGCCTACTTCCAGTTTTCCAGTCAATAATATCCAAAGAACTAACATCCTTAGGGAAGCTCAAAGCGTCAACAATGCCGCTCAATTGATGCTCACCAATGTCAATCATAAACTTATGCTCAGAAGCAATAATGTTATTTTCTGTCCAACGATCCTTATAAGCAAAGTCTGTGAGCATGTTTTGCCCCCGATCCTTGTACTGCGTGTAGCTTGAACGCTTATTCCAATAGTCCGGCTCACTAGCATTCATATCATAATTAAACTGCTTTAAAGCATCCTCAAGGGTACCACCGTTACCCATTAGCTCTAAAGCAGAATGGATGATTGATCCGAACCATGCAGCAGATCCAGTCTGTTGTGGTATCTTATCTATATAATTAAACTTAGATTGAAGACTACACTTGTACCAAGATTTTAGTTGTGACGCACTGAACTTAATTGTTTTCTCCTAACAATTTGAGTAATAAAATAATTTCCTTATCCGAAGCCCCTAAAGCATTAACAATCTTATAGAAAGCCTCAGCAGAAGGAGCAAGAGTACCACCCTCAACTTTAGACACATAAGACTCTGATAAGTTAACAGACATAGATAAAGACCTAGCAGAAATATTTTTGTTATCCCTAAGTAGTTTTAACCCATATCTGAAAGCTTCATCTTTTTTCTTCATTAAATATCAACTCTCTGCTGCACCCAAAACAACTCCATGTTGTACCCTCATAAAAGCCACCATGTTCCGAAAGGTGTGCGCATTCCAAAGAAAAATCAAACTCTTGTGGCATAGGTATCAGAGCAGCAAGACTGACACCGTAACGGTCATCAAAGAAACTTATCTTATCTTTCTGAATCCACCCAGCGAGCATATCATCAACTACAACAATTTGTATTTCTGCTTTGGGTTCTTTAGTAAAGTATGCCCAACCGCTTCTGAAGTTAGAAACCTGCAACTCTGCATCCCTATTTTTTATGTCATTAAAAATGTATGTTCCCGTAATAAGGTTACGTACTGTTGTTTCTAATTTGTATAAGTCACATATGTTTATGATCCAATCAATTTCTTTTGCGTTTGTTTGTTTGAGTCTTTGGTTCAAACTGTTTTTTAAATCCATATATATATTATAACATACTTGTATGTCAGATACTCCATCGGCTAGGTTTGTTCATGTAGGCCCACCGACGGACCAACCGATACCAAGCGGGATTGCGCCAACATTCCAACCGCCAGCAACGAAGTCAAGGATTTGCTTAACAGTGGTAATAATATAAGTATAATTAGCAGGAGGATATGGTGAGGCTCTATACCCAGATGGACTAACTTCATATATTGAATTGCCAAGTTCTGGAAAATCCTCAAAGCCATAAAAAATCTTTCCTAAAAGATTACCTCTAACAATTGCATGGCCAGCAATCTCCTCTACGTCTTCTCCAATAGCATTTGTTTGACGCGACCACTGATAAAAAAGATCACCGTACGAATAACTATTTGCGAATGTACCAGCTTTTCTAGGAGTCCAAGTAAGATATGCTACTCCACTACCATTAGGTGCAATAGCATTGTTCGTAACAAAGAAAATGCTGTTATAGGTATTTTGGGCAGCAAGAACATTTGCACTTAATGATCCACTGTAAACATTAGGTTTACTGATTGCTGTTGCAGTAGCACCTCCGATATTTGTAAATCTGTATTCAAGTTGAACAGGGACACCATCGCTAACGCCTATTATCGCTCCGGTGAAGTTGCCTTGTTCGTTGAGAACGGCCACGTTATTTGCGGCTTGCGTAATTGCAACCGGAACACCCTGCTCGTCAGTAAGTTGTCCTGTTGTAGTTCTTATAAGAATTGGTCTGGTAAGTTCGCATGAAGCCCCAACTGTTACCCAGTGCGAATAATGGTTAAGGCTGCCACCGCCAGAAGGTCTTAAGAAATCCGACCCTGCTGAATAAATAAAACTCCTACCACCGCTAGTAAAACTAGCAAGATTTCCGCGTCTACCGCCAAAATCATATCCATTCCTAGAGTCGATACCTGTATAAAGCTCTATATCTGTATATGGCGGCAAGTACGAAAAATAGATACCACCCGGTTTACCAACTCGTTCGTAATGAAAGTGATTTTGAAGTTGACCTGAAGAGTCAATACTAGAGTACAGCTGCGATGGCCCCGCTATACCATCTATACCCGGGTCTTGAGCAAAGGTCGTGGTGGTGTATGCAGTCCTCTTATGCCAACTCATCTGAGGTATAACTGACTTATGGTGCCCTTCGAGTTTCAAATTGTTCTTATCAGGATCTACACTGCGTAACCCGGATGACTCAAGCGAGCGGCCCTCTTGGTCAAATAGAAATTCAATATGGCTCTCATCATAGAAAGGGACCTCGGTGACTACAATCCCATCACGCTCAATTCTAGGATTGCTGACATTTGGAGCAGGCAGAATAACATCGCCGTCAAATGGGGTAAACCAGCGCAGCGATGGATATGCAGCTTGGGTCCCTAGGTACCCTCCCCCGGTGACCTGTCCGGTAGCTTGAACATATACATAAGCTTGGAGCACTGCACTCGAATTCTCTGATGATAGGCGACCGGTTCCGGCTAAATCATAATCAACAAAGGTTGAGCCAATACCAATACTTAACCAAAAATAAGTGCTAACTACCACATCATTTTCATCATAGCCAAATGCTGTATGTGAATAATCTGGGCGAGCATCTGCATTCGGCCATATTTCAGAATCAAGAGCGAGCCAAGCTACATCGTCAGCACTACTATTCTCAACCGCATAGAGTAGATCCCCCCACGGAGCAAAAGAAAATTCTGCAGTTCCAGTTAGATTACCCACGGAATCGAATATTGAATCAGCTTGGAAGGCGGTCATTGTAATCCAAGCAGGATAAGCACCATCTACCGGGTCGTAAAACACGTCGTTCCAAGAATCACGCAACACTATTTCCTCATTATTGTAAAGAGGGGTTAAATTTGGGCGAAATCTATTAAAGTGAGCAAAAAGTTCCACACAAGGGGTTTTAGCAGTTCCCCAATCCGTAGATTCTGGATTAGATCTCCAAAGATCATGGAATGTCTCAGCTGTTTGATAATCATTTAAAGATTCTGCCGGGTAATAACGGAAAGTTCTAAAAGTCGACTGTCCCGGGGCTAGCGTAACAGAGCCACCTAATGCGTGCCACCATGCGTGAGGTGTTCCAGAATAGTAAATTCTAAAGCTGTCATTATTTTCAATGGGCCATGAATCTGTAGCGTGCCATTTATACTCTGGCCCAGTGATAACTGTCTCATTCGTAAAGTTATAAAACTGAAGCGTAAACTCAATGGGACCGTTGTCACCAAAGAAGGCTCTCCCAAAGCTCACCCTCTGGTACTGCCTATTACTGACCATTGTTAATTCTTGCGAGTTACGCCAATCTTCAGATGTAGGATTCTCAATGAATCCATCCCAATAACCTGCGGGTACATGATAAAGACCAAAGCGCTTATACCATCCTAAATACGCTCCTGATCCGTAATGACTGCCCGTAACAGTATTGTCAATAGTCATGAAACTTTCTCACCATACATTTGTAAAACAACATTCTCATGACCCGTAGCAAGAAAAGAAACAACAAATATTCTCTCATAAGGTGCGATAACCTTTGAAGCCATACTGTTATCAATATTAAAAATAACTTTGGTTTTATTAGCAGGCATCCGAATAAGAGCCAACAACTCATCGTCCTGATACTCTGCTCTCTTAATCACACCAAACGTACAAGTATCATCACCAATAGTTGATGCAGTAACATAACCCTTAGTTAATCTAATCTTTTGTGGCGGTGAATAGAAACCTGAAATACTAACTTCTATAGGGCCCGAATAAGAAAAAGGTGGTACAGTAACGTTAGTTATTCTCTGAGTAGAGCTTACAGACTCTTCATTATATGTAGTATAAAACTTTGTTTTAGCCATATCAAACCGGATTCGAGAAAGCTAAACCAGTAGCTTTCCAATGCACAATAAACTTGTGGAAACTAGGGCCAGTAGAAACTATAGTTATGTTAGCGCCAGTATAATTTCTTTTGAAAGGAGGTACGTCCTCAACAATCCACTTATGAACATAAGCGTTAATAATTGGTCTTTCCCCAACTATAATAGAATCATTAGTTTTTAACTCGTAACCAAAAGTCATCCCCGGGACAGTACTAAACTTTACAGGAAAGTATATATCTTTACTAGCCTCGCCAGTATTATTTACAGTAAATTTACCAGATACATCACCCTGATTATGTGCCATACTTTCCAAATTTATTGCTCTCTGATTATCATTCCTATAATTTCTTCTAAATAATTCTTTATCCATTGCAATCCTTTCAAATAGCTACAATAATAAGTGTATCAGAAACAGAAGTTTGATCAATATTACCACCACTTAAAGTTACCTTGAGTGCACCGCTACCAGTAGAACTAGCAATACCTTTAATTTTAAAAGTGTAATTCTTAATTGAATTATTGACACCAATGTTTGGTATAGAAATATATTCATTCACAGGAGCAATTTCAGAGTTGAATATTAGACTGCTACCATCATAGATTTCAATATAAACATAAGATCCAAGAGGAGCAGTTAAAGTATTAGTAGTCAATTTGCAATTACCCACTAAAGAGTAAAGCTGTAGAGTCCCATTAAATATCCAACTAGCAGCATTCAGAGCATTAGGTGAAATAAACTCTTCATTAGAAGGCCAGAATACTATACTGCCACTAGAGACTGAATTAAATAGTATCTCAGGAGAACCAGCAGTACCGCCATCTAAAGAAACAATCAGGGGTGCTGTATTAATCTCATCAATAGCAGCAAGGTGAGTGCCCCAAGTCGAATCACTATAATCACCATGTAAAGCGATACCATCATAGCCATCAGAATTAGTAATAAAGTAATTTAAAGAAGTAATATCTGTGACATCACAACTTGGACCGTAAACCATAATATTATCATTCCAAGCTTTAATAGCAGCATAAACAATATTATAGAAATTCACATAGTCATCAATCGTATCAAAGTCATAAAGGTTCTTCCAAACTATAACACGATCAGGGTAATAAACAGCATCACCAATACCAGTAACTGGATCAATATCACTAGGAGGGAAAATTGTTTGATCAGATAGAATAGCAACGTATGCATCAGCCAACTCACTATACTTAATCGGGTCAGGTGATTCATTACCACCACCAACCTGATAGTATGTCGGACAATAACCAAGAGTCATCGTAATGCTCTTGCTGGCCAAACTAGCTAAAGCAAAAGCTGAAGCTAATGAAGTTGCACCGCCCAAAGCCCATCCTATACCATTACCGTACAGCATAAGATTAACATGTAAAGTATTATCTATATCACCAGTACCAGCAGCACCCAAAGTTTTTGGCTCTATACCAAATATAGAAGACCTAGGAAGAGTTTCCGATATTGAATCAAACTCTCCTCTCATAATAGCAAATCTTTCCGTAGAACCTGCCGCAGCAGTAGCAAGACCCCTAGACGTTACAGACTGCCATGAATCAACTCTTTCGGATATCGTTACATAAGGATAAGGTGAATTAATTTGTGGGCTATTAGAAATAACCCAATTGCTTGCATCGCCCAACCAATGTGTTGTCAAATCGTAAGTCCATTCACCGCTATCAAGATTCATTTTAGAATCAACTGCCGTAACCCTATGAATATAAGTTTCATTAGTATTGCGTTCAATAATTCTAATCTGGTCATCAATAGTTATACAAGGGTTGGCTACACAACTAACTGAACCATTACGCTGTGCAAACCAGGCATGAATACCGATTAGCTCAGCCATGAGTTGTGCTTCTTCATTATTTTGGAAAAGAGCGGAAACCCACATGGCAGGTTTTTCTATACCTCTAAGTTTCTTTATACCAGGCGAAACATATTCATTAGCAACAGGAGGTATGTGTCTAACGTAACCAGTACGAGAAGCATCCTTGGGGTCAGGTAAATCTGTTCCTATAATAATTTCTGTTCTATCATCGCTACCAGATAGTGTTGCATTATAGCTAAACATGTCAACTGATTCATGTATAACGGGAATAAAAGGTGTAGGTAAAATACTAGTATTAATAGTTGTTTTAGTATCCCAAACTTTATTAAACCCAGTACCCAAAACTGGATAATAGATAGCTAGATTTCTATCATTTTGTAAACGCAACTGTGAACCAGGGTACATATAGGTACCAGAGTTCCAAATAGCAACCTTTGAAGCCCAAAGGCCTTTATAGATCACAAGGTTACCATCTGCTTGCATAACAGCATAAGCGCCAGAATTTCCCCATGTACCAGAATTCCAAATGGGACCAGAAGCAGCAGGAAAATATCTGCCCCAAGTTGTAGCCCCAGCATACATAACAAGGTTACCATCTGCTTGCATAACTAAGGTTGTGCCATTACAAGATATTTGACTACCCACACGAGTGCCAGCGCCAGATACAACACTTTGTGAAAGATACTGCCCACTAGTAAGAACTGCGCTAGCAGGTGGCGATCCAATACTAGGTGAGTAATCTTCAGCTACTCTAGTATAGCCACCACTATCATCATATGAAACATAAATAGGTAGACCATTCTCATCGAAGTTACCAGCCTGCCACCAGTTAGGGCTAGCAAATTTAAATAATCCTTCTTCAGTAACATAAGCGTTATAACCAACTACTGTAGCAAGTTCTTTAATAACATCTATAATAGTTTTTTTATCAAACTTTTCACCGGATACTATAGAATCAGTTCTGATAGCAGTACCTTCAAGCATACCATAAACTTCAGGATCATCAGAACCATTAATACTGGGATTATATAAAGTAAAACCAGACCAAAGAAGCACATCTTTAACAATTTCAGTCCAGTCACCATTGAAATTACCATCATGCCAACGGTAACCTGTTTTCCCAGTCCAACCGGGTGAACCCCAAGATTCAGCATTATACTCAAGAACATTACCATTAGCTATAAGAACCCAAAAGCCTGTACCATCAGGGTCTGGTGCAATGTCCCATACTAGTTGACGGAATAAATAGGTATCTCTAGTTTCTTCAACAACATAACCCTCTTGAGGTTTAAGGTAAACATCCTGATTAACGTTTACAGGGCCTTGACCCACAGCATCACCAAAGGAAGCAATATTACCTGTAGGAAAAGTTATCCAATAGCCTTTACCGGTTTTTGTGCATCGAATAGACCTAGTGTATTCAGTCTTGCTCATATGGAACTGACTTGCCATACCAGCATTATATGTTCTGTTTACTAAACCACCATAATTTTTTGCTGCACCATAAGCAAATACTTCACCGGATGAAGTAACTGCCCAGAAACCATGCGCACTAGGATGTGCTTGTACTGAGCCACCATGCATATAATAATAATTTTGTGGTGGTGTTTGGCTAGCGATAATCCAGTTTCTTGTTGCTGTTTCCGGTAAATCTGTTCTTGTTTTCAATCCGCCACCAGGCCACCTGTCCATACCATAAGCTGCATCACCAAAAGCATAAATAGTACCATCACCATAAATAACATAATAGCCTTGACCAGTATGTGTTGCTGAAATAGTCTTAGCAAAATTAGCATTAATTTCAAATAAACGATTACTACGAACAGGCCAACGGATAACGTGTTGAGTTTCGCCACCAGCACCACCTTCATACAAGCTCGCTGAGCCATAAGCCCAAACATGCCCCATCCAATCAAGAACCCAATAACCCTTACCGTCTGGATGAGCCGTTATACTTGCAGCCTGATTTCTACCATAAGGCCACGGAGAATGCTGTCCGATGCTATCAAACAAACTAGGGCTTTCTAACGGTACTGAACCAAACGCTGTGGAATCATAATAAGAAGCGTCACCAAAACCATATACGTTACCAAAAGTATCAAGAACCCAATAACCCCTAACAGGATGAGGCGCAATAGAATGAGTCAAAGGCAGGTCATCAAAGTTATCAATAGAATATTCACTAACAGAAGCGCCAACACGATAAGCAACAATATCTCGTATACCAGCACGATACTGATTGCCATAAACTCCCTGAATACCAGAATAGTAGAGTCTAGTAAAGTAAACTCTGATAATTAAAGCTCCAGGATTACCAGCAGCACCATACTCGCGAGGTAATTGTATTTCCATAGCAGAAATATCTACCTCACGACCATCTGGAATAGCTTGAGGAATATTAACTTTACTCACATAATGTATACCACCAGAATTTGGAATAGTCTCAGTGCCTTGATAGACACCATTTTCAGCCACTGCAATATAACACTCATAACCACCAGCCCAAGGAGTTAAATTAATAGAAGATACACCTCCAGCGTTATTAGCTGGAACAGTAAACTGAAACCAAACTGTACCAGAGTTAGTTGAAGCATAAGCTTCAGATAAAGAGAACGTAGAAGGGTTACCATCATTAGAATAAGAGTTGCCATGCGCACTTCTTGTACTGTCAGAATCACCAGAAGAAGTTGAAGTAACAAGCCTTACCTCTCCCTTGCTGGCAGGAGAAACCCCTGTACCTCCAGCCTTAGGACCCCAAATGGAATCAAAAGCACTCTTACCGGCAGGATAATACTCTAACGGGTAAAGGCCACCGGGAATAACTGGTGGGAAAACAATTTGATCTAAAAGGATTCTGCCAATATCTCTACAAGTTAAAGTTAACTTACCATCAGAACCAGATTGAATGCTATCAATCAACCACAAGCCAGTGATAACAACATTTTCGTTATCAAGATTATCATCAATAGAAGTATAGTTATCCTCAGTGGGATTACCACCATAACCCTGATATGTTCTAATCAAAGCATGAGGGATTAAAACATTACTCCAAGAGAAAGATCCATTCCATTCACCATTTTTTTTGAAAGCACCTTGGCCCGGAGTTTGACTCCATAAGTCCAAATCGCCCTCACCACGTTTAGGCCAAAAATATCCTGGGTAACCAAGTTGACCGTCAAGTTGTTGTTGTGTAGTATTTCCCTCATGCCACATGTTATACATAGATATATTACATGTAGCCAAATCTTGCCCCAAGCTACGATTAATATCAATAGAACTAATATTTGGCACCTCATACTGATCACTAGAACCATTGGTCGTTTCAAAATATCTGTAAGGACCTCTAATAGAACTGCCATACGAAGGAGTGGTTTGCCTTAAGCTCCATAATGGCTCAACAGTAACACGACCATTAATAGCATCTTGACCAATGAAAGATCCAATTTGAGCCTTATCAAAAAAGGAAGTATTAAATTTCAACTTTTTCACCTTCCATTGTAATCTCCTTTATCCTTAACTATATTGTATATTACGACATCATTAAAGTCAAATAACAAGCTATCCTGCATTTGATTGAATAATTATAAGATCCGCTATCAAACTAGCTCTAGTATCAGAATCAAACTCGCCTGTAATAGTTAGACTAGATATATCCTGATATTCCGAAACAGCATCATTGGTTGCAATGTCATATTTCCCATCTAATGTAAGTTTTGCACCAATAATAAGATTTAAAGATCTTTGTAAAATGATAGTATACCAAGAATATTCGCTTGAATCATTCAGATCAGGTAAAACTCTCACACTTGGCAAAAGTTCGCTTGCCTGATATTTCCTTAATACTCCAACAGAAGCCGAACTCCCCACATTTGTTAAAGTATTGCCCCAATCTAATGATTTAGCTTCAGCCTGATATTCCATATGCCAAGGAAACTCTACTGAACGAGTTCTTTTAGGTGAAAATGATGTTAGGTAAACCCAATTTTTTTGACCCAAATCATCTACTATCAAAATTTGTTTACTTTCATTGCACCATAATACCATAATATTATATTGTGATTCCGTAAGAATTGTCCCAGAGAATGACATTGATTGAACTTCTGGTCTACCCTCATACTGAACAATTTTACCTGTAGCGGTCGGTTTAGAAGTAATCTTTTTTTGTATAGATGGCATAGAAGCATCAATAGGATTAATAGCCATCTCATATATTTGTGAAAGTGAATAATCAATAAACTGCCAAGGAACTCTTATGGCAGCAATTTCTGTTGGTACAGTTATTCCTTCACCAAATAGTTCTTCACCAAATAAGAATTGACCAAATTTAGCCATTTAGACAATAATCCATTCATATGGTGATGGTGTAGCAGCACCATCAGAAACAGAAATAAGTAGAAGTTTTAGAACATCATACTGTGATGATAAAGTTTGATTTGAGTATGAACCATTAATTGTTTGAGTAGCATTCGGTGTAATAGTAACAGCGTTAGCACTAGCATCAGTTTTTATATATGTTATAACTCTACCAATGTAAGAAGTGCCAAGCGAACTAATGTCTGGTAAAGTTCTGGTAATTACACCAGAACTTGCGTCACATACAGTATAACCTAAAAGGTTACCAAAATTTGATACTGCTATATCTGTATCTGTATCTGAAACATTTGAAATATATGTTGACATTGAATTAGAGTTACGGAAATAATCCACACCACCCAAAATAGTCCAACCATTAGTAGCACCTTGATATACCATACCGTAGCCTGCGCCGAAATCTCCAGATGGTAACAAGAGATAATTGTTCAATACAGCAATTGAACTAGTGCCATATACTTGTACAGTATCCCTTACCCATACTCCAGCTGTTAAAGTGTATGTTCCAATATTTTCTGGAACAGGAGCATAACTTCCATCAGTATAGATAGCACAAAGAAGTGTTTCGCCGTTAAACGCAGAGTTAGATTTTAATATACCATTCGGAGTAACATACAAATAATATTCATTACCGAACGTAAGGCCCATAAAAGCCGCTATAAGAGCCGTACCAGGGCCAATAAACCCAATATGGTCAACAGCAATACCAGGGTTCGTAGATGGCCCTGTAGAGCCAGCAGGGCCAGTGGAGCCAGCAGGGCCAGTAGGGCCAGCACCAGTAGGGCCAGTTGGTCCCGTAGAGCCAGCACCTGGACCAATTGAACCCTGCACACCGGCAGAACCAGTAGGACCAGCAGGACCAGTAGCGCCAAGAGCACCCTGAGGGCCAGTAGCACCAGAAGCAGTAATTATAACATTCAAAACTCCGGTAGAGTCATTATAAGTAATAGTAGCACCAGTAGTAGTACCGCCAGAAAACATTAAACCCACAGTATCTTGAATAATCTCAGTAACAGAACTAGTAGTAACAAGAGCAGCAGAACTTGTTATACCATGAATGTTAAGAGATTTTGCCTCATGAGCCTGAACAGCAGTAATAATATCATTAGTGATAGATGCAATAACAGAATCAACGTTATCAGTATACGGGAAACCCGTAGGTGGCCATGCCATTGTTAAACTCCTTTAAACCTCTGCCAGTATAAGACCGGCAATTTTGTACGAATGCTTCCAAGGAAAATTTCTACTTCTCACACGACTAGTAGAAAAAGTTTCTATATAAATTAAAAATGTTCTAAACAAATCATCAGTCATCTCAATAGGATAAGGCAAAGATGACCACCTCTCCATATCTTTATACTGCTCTTTACTATAAATCAAACCCGAATAATCAAACTTCATTTGCTCATTAGGTTGAGCAAAAATTACGTTACTACCAATATGGACTATACCTGATGTATCGACATAGTTAGAAACCGAAGCAGAATAACCCATAGTCTTATTTATGGCATTACTACCATTATCAGAATTAGGATTAACAGGAAAAATATATGTCTCACCCTCTATACTATCATAAAAACTCCATGCCTTACGAGCCATCAATACCTCCTCAGTACCTGCGTGGGCCCGACCCAGAACGTCCAGTGCCTAAAGCTTGAGAAAGAACCTCAACCACTTCAGACTCTCCCATACCATTATTAACATAAATTTTAATATCTTGTGTTCTATTATCCTGATAACCAATACCAGCCCTACCAGCAGCATCCCTAGTCTGAGAAACCTGGTCAAGCCTACGAACCTCATAAAGAGTAGGCAAAGCAAGACTTGTAGGAAGATTCTGCTGAAGATCTGAACCAATATCATTTTTCAACTGTTTAATAGTTAACTCAAGATCCTTAAACTGTTTAGTCCCAGGAATAAGAGTAGTTTTCAAACCCTCAAGATAATTAGCATACTGGCTCTTTGTGATCTGACCCATATCAAGCAAGAATTTGTAATCATCCATCTTATCACTAAAGACAGCATCACGAGCAGCTTTATCAGCACTAATAGTAGCAGCCCTCGCCTGATTAATTGCAGCAACACCAGCACCAGCAGCAATAGTGTCAGCAAGCTGTTGCCTAGTAGACTGTGCCGCAACCTGTGCCGCACCAACCTCATCACCCATAGCAGTAAGTTCAGCTTGACGTAAATCAAACTGACTAATACGAGCAGCATTCATAGCGTCAGTAAGTTCTTTCTGAATCTCTATAACTCTCCTTGCGGCATCAGCCTGTGCAGCAATACCACGAGCTTCAGTAGCCTGCTGTTTGGCCAATACAAGACTAATATTTGCTTGAGCTATGGGATCATTCTTTGCGATAATGGCAGAGAAAAGCGCAAACTGTGCCTCGCGTTGAATATTATTTGCATCCTCAAGAGCTTTTTGAGCAGATATAAGACTTGATTGAGCAGCAGCAAGTTCGCTAACATTAGTAGCATTAGCCACAGCTTCTTGAGCTGCTATAACATTAGTTTCTGCTGAAGCAACAATATCACCATTAAAGGTTTGCATGGCAGCAAATAGTCCAAACTGCGCTTGACGTTCAGCTTGCAAATTCTTTATAGCTTCCTTTTTTGTTGCCTCATCAGCAGCGATTGTTGCCGCATTAGCAGCGTCTTTAGCATCTTTAGCAAAAGTATCCAAACCTAAAGCCTGGAAAATTGTTTCTATAACTAAAGTAATATTTGCTAAAGCAGCTTCTTCAGCTGGAGTTCTAACACTAGCACTGGGGGCAGGCCCCGCAGTAACAGTTTTGGCCGGTTTAGCAGACCTTCTGTTCGTAGGTCTAGGGTCAGGAAGCCCCAAAGCAGCAGCATCTTTTGAAGTAATGGCTTGTTTAGATTCATAATCAACTACCTTACCTGGAGTGGAAAACATGCCAGAAGTCCGACCCGTTTGCATGGACTGCTTGCTTATTATTTCCCACTTTCTTGATTTTGCATTATACCTATAAAGAACACCATTAATCATCCTCTCAAGACCATTCTTAGGGTCTTTCAAATTACCAGGAGTAGGAATGTCAGGTGCAGCAATAAAATCTACTGGGTTCAGCGAAGGAGCAAGATCGGCTGGATCTGTGCCAGCCGGAGCCAAAGTAGATAATCTTGCCTTCTCAATAGCAAGTACATTCATTTTTTCAATCAGCTGATCCCTACCCTGTTTGACGGTTATCTGACCGCTGTCAATCTGATTAAGAATTGACTCAAGGAACATATCAGCAGTTTCACCACTAATAGCCAAGAACGCTAAATTGAATGCCTCATAGCTTCCAGTTAGCTGCTGAAGCGAAGACTTCAACAAACCAAGCTGAGCAGACACAGGTATATCAATCCTAGAATTAGCAATATCAACAGCTTGTTGAGCAGTATAAGCATTCTTAATTCTAGTATCCATAATAGATTTTTGAATATCAACATACTCCAAAGCCAACTCACCCGCAAGATCAGCAGAAATGTTATCAGTACCAAGACCAGAAACAATAGATTTAAGAATCTGCTGTTGCCTTTTAATATCATTATTGCCACTAAAGCTTTGACTTCTCTTCGCAATAGAAATCTGAGAACTGACAGTTTTGCTAACTTCTTCTGAAACAGTTTTTTGAGCTTCTCTTAATGTGGCTAAGAATTTATCGTCAACAGAGCCACCCTTTTTAACAACATCTTTAAAGTTTTCTATTTGAATTAAATAACCTTTAATAAATTGATTTCTAGAAATTCCACCAGAATCCAATAAGCTTTTAAGTTCCGTCAATGTAGCATCTGCCTTAACACTAGCAGCTTTACCAAATATCTTTTGATATTCAACTTCAATTAATTGATTAATATCCCCTTGACTTGCGCCTCCAGCTTGCCGACTTTCAAAGTTTTTTATAATATTATTAGCTAACTGTATCGTACCTTTATCATCAACTCGGTCTCCCTTTTTACCATCCTTACCAATTAACAAACCTGTATCAGCAATTGATGTTACTTGTTGTATAAAATCTTGACGATCTTGTAAAGCTAGCTTTACAATCTGACCAGTAAGTTCCGATGGGTCATTCAATCCAAGAAAATCTGCAAGTTTTTTAAGATATGCTTTTTCTTCTTTGTCAAAGCTCGTACTAATAGTATTGCGATTCAGAATTTTAGTGTCGCCAGATTTTTCAAAATCTTTTACGCCATCATTATTTCTGTTTCCAGAAACTGCAATAAGTTCTTTAATTTTAAATTCAAAATCACCAGTTGGTTTCCCAAGCTCAGGTTTAAATGTATTTATATTATAAGCAAGATTTCCACTTTTTAATAATTTAATTGCTAAAGCCTTTTGAGGACTAACTGATAATTCATTAATTTGATCTTGGATTAACTGTGCTTCACTAGATGGAGCATCGCCGAAAATACCTTTAGCACCAGAAACCAGTTGAGATACAATACCTTCTTTACTTTTTGCTTTTCTCTTTAGTTCTTTTAATACATCAATTCTAGTTTCTTTTGCCGCAGCAAGTTCGACAGGGTTACCCTTAAAACTTTCTAATATTTTTTTAGTAGCCTCTTGTTCTATTTTAGCAATTTCTTTGGCTTCTTCGGCAAGAGAGTCAGCTTTTTTGGATAGACCATACCATACTGAAGCAAAAATAGCTGCTACCGCAACACCAGCACCGATACCGACACTACCGCCGCCAATCAGACGCAAGAACCCCGAACCCACAGCAGCCCCCCTGCTCGCTGCCGTCGGAGCAGCTAATGTTGCAGTTGCAGCCCCCTTAACTTGAGCTGCACCAGAAAGATTTAGTGCTTCAGTATAAGCTACTTCCGCAGCAATCTTAGCCTCTGTTGAAGCCACAACACGCGCATTTGCTTGTATTACTAAAGTATCATTTGCCGCACCAGACGCTTCAGCTACCTGCGCTGCTTGTAAAGCTGCAAGATGTTCTACTTCAGCTAAAGCTAATGCTTGTTTAGCAGCTAAAACTGGAGCTGAAGCCGCTGCCCCAGTCACACGAGTAGCGGTAAGTTGACCCTCTGCAAGAGTTAGGTTTTGTGTAGCTAAACGGTGTGCTTCTTTAGCAGCAGTTGCTTCAACCTCAATCGCAGCCAACGCCTGACCCGTAATACCCAGCTCAAACGTGGCAGCCATCAAGGCTTGATTCGCAAGAGTTAATCTTTCAGTGGCCGCAGCTTCTGCATTTTTTGCGGCTGTTAATCCTGCGCTTGCTCCACCACCCGCAAGACCCCTACCAGCACCACCCGTAAGACCTCTTATAGAAGTCAAAGAACCAGGCAAAAACTTTTTACCCAAACCACCAATACCTTTAACTATAAGAGCAAAAGTCAACATAATTCCAGGAAAACCCTGCAATACTTTATTAATACTACCCACTATTTTTAGCGCACCACTCAAAGAAAAAACCAACCCTTTTGCAGCACCAATCGCAGCCTGCAAACCCGCAGTAAGACCAGAATCAAGAAATTCCATAGCCAAAACATGCATCTGCTGAACCAAAGCTTTAACTGAAATTGTAAGTGAACTTAGTATCTTCTGATATCTTGTCTCTAGAGAACCAGAAGAGTCTTCAGCCGCTTGAGTAAGCCTTTCCAAAACCTCATTATTTGCCAAAGCAGGAATAAGGGCCTGAGCTTCACGCTTACCACCCAAAAGACTAACAACAAATTGTTTAGATTTAGCATTAAGATTTTCGTACTCTTTAGCAATAGTAGTTAAAGTTCCCTGTATATCAGAATTATTAACAGCATTAATAAACTCAGGTGTTCTCAAAGCATCAGAAGCAACCGCTAACTCTAATAGCTTATCTTTATTCTCTGAAATAGCAGGAATAATTCTACCAAAGTTTTCCGCCAAAGCAGCACCACTCTTACCAGAACGCTGCTGAGCCGTAGCGGCCAAAGCAGAGAACTCCTCCAAACTAAATCCGGCCTCTTTAGCAACAGGCGCAATATCGCCAATGAAAGCAATAGTCTCACGACCCAACACGCCAGAAGATCTTTCCAAAGCAACCGCAACGTTACCAATATCTTCAAATGTTCTACCAAAAGAAAGACTAGCAGCGGTAAGGCCATCAGTAATTTCCTTAGGAGCTAACTCTGTAGCAATAGCAATTTTGGTAGCAGACTCAACCTGGCTTTTAACAAGCTCCAATCCGCTCTTATTACCAATAGTTTCAGAAGCAAAAGCACCAATAAGTTGCTGAGTTAGACTAGCAACAATATCCAACTGTAAACCAGTCTCTTTGGAAATGTTTATAATTTCACTTTTAATCTCAGCAAAAGCGGTTTTAGAATCAGAACCATACTTTGACCAATTAGTAGCATCAACTTGTTCTTGAATCTTATTTAACTCAACCTTAAACTGCTCAGCCTCCACAACAGACTTACTGATCCCAGAAGCAGCACCGAATAGAGCCATAGAAGGTATAGCATACTTAAGTGAAGTCAAAGCACCAGAACCAAAGAATTTAGAAGCACTCTGATCTTTTTGAGAATTCAAGCCAAATTTACTAGTAAATCTACCAAACACACCAAGTGGTTTCGTATTGGTATTGGAATCTTCTGCCTTTGCTTGCTTTCTAGAAGCTTTCCTTACATCAGAAGCCTCCTGCTTCAGTCGCTGCTCTTGCTGTCCGCGCGGACTCTGAGCATATGATACTTCATCACGAGCTTTTTCCAAAGAAGTCTTAGGCGGGATCTTTTCTGCTTTAGCTGCTGCTTTATCTGCTGCTTTATTTGCTCTATCTTGTTCTTGCTCTATTTTTTGTTGACTTGAAATTCTACCTTTTGCATTATTGATTTGATCATCAAGTACTTGTGCTCCCTTTTTCTTACCAAGTATTATAGCATTTAATTTTCCTTCTTCTAATGTCTTAACCAATGATTCGTTTTTAGCAATTATCTCTTTTTCACTAATACCTTCTAATTTGTCAGTTGCTCTTTTGGCTCTTGCGTTAGCATTACGGTAATTCTTATTTACGCTTTCAATATTAGCATCTTTAGGAACAGTCCCAGCCAGCTTTGCTTTTTCAAGTCTACTAAGTTGCCCTGTTGCAAAATCAGTCTTTGCTCTTTGTTTTACAGCAGCTTGTCCTTCTGGAGATTTAGCAATCGCATCTCTGCTTTGAGCTGCGTTCAAATCTCTAGCTGGCGCTTCCGCAACTCTTGCTGCCGCAGTTTGCCTAGACTTTAAAGCTCTAATTTGATCACCAGCAGCAGCTTCCAGCCTTTTATCACCCAATATTTTTGCATTTGCTTTAATAATTTCATACTCTTGCAATAACTGTTTTTCTGCAGCTACCAACTGCTCCCCACTAAGAGTAGCTAATCCTTGTTCTAATTGTTGCGCCTTATCTTGCGCTGCAACAATATTTGGTCCAACAGATTGAATTGGAATACCAGCGGCAACAGCTCTTTGTTCTTGACTTCCTTGTTTTTTAATATCCTGAGTGCCTACAAATCTCGCATCTCTAACAACTCCAAGAGCAAGATTTGCCGCATATCGTTCTTTTAGACTTTTTATTTCTACATCTAATTTTTGTATTTCCTCACTAGTAGCTAAAGTTTGTTCTACTTCTAAAAGAGATTTTCTTCTAAGTATAAGTTCTTTTTCAAGAACTCTTTCTGTTTCTTGAATCTTTTTAATACCACCGCCAGCGCTAATAGCGCCAGTAGCGCCCGAACTAGCCAATGGTGGTTCAGGCGCAGGCTTAGGTCTATTACTTATTAATATATCATCCCTAGTTCCAGTAGATCTAAGTATAGGTGCTGCTTTTTTTTGAAATAAAGCAGGAATTTTACTTGGCTCCACACCTTCAGTAGAAACGCTACGCAAGGTTTGTGCAAACGTATCATCATAAAGTTTTTGTTCACGTGGACTAAGATTACCGACTCTACCAATTCTTTTAGCAACTGCAGTCTTTGATCCAGTTTTTAAAGCATCCAAATCAGATTTTAATACTTTACCTTCTTTACTGGTAGAAACTCTATCAGTTGTTCTACCAGAAGCTAGCTGTCTATTTAATTTAATTCCTTTTTCAGTTAAAGCATTTAATGTTGCTTGTTTTTCAATCTCAGCATCTTTTGCACTTTTTGTTAATGATGTTTTTTCTTTTGTATCAAGTAATTTCTTTTGAGCAGTTGCTGGCAAAGAAACTTGTTTTTTGCTAGCCTTAGGAACGTTAAATTTATTAGTTAATTTTTCAATCTCTAAAAGCTTTTGTTTGATATCAGATATATCAAGACCAACTTTTATAATTGGATTAGCCATTAAACCCCCTAATGTAAGCTCCTAAATACAAACTCCTAATAAACATATCGTCCTAATCGCCAGCAAAGCTTTCAAACAATTCATTTTCTTCAAAAACCGCACCAGGTTCATCCGAAGAAACACCATACTTATCATCACGAACCTTACTAACATTCTTAAACCATTTTGTTAACTCCCAATCAAGATGCCACATCCACTGAGGCGGCATCTCATCAGAAGCAAGATTTTCACGCCAAGAACAAATAGAAATAGCATGATTAATAGCTACGGCAAGATCAGCAGGAGCAGTTTCAATATTAGTACCAGCAGGCCATATTGAATTACCATCACCAAGGGCTTTAGCAGTTTCAATAGCATTCAAAAAATGAATGCCACCTGCTAGTCTTTTCCCTCAATTGAGCTAACTGAAACTGTGAGGAAAGTCTCTTTAAGGTCATCTAAAATATTATTATCAAGATGATAAAGATCATCACGGCTATCAAAATATCTTTCAGAATGATCACTTGGATCTTTCATAGAAAAATATACTTGCCAGTCACGAAATTCATTAACAAAAGCCATATTGCTTTCTGATTCAATCAGCTTCTTGAGAACTTTATTTAAAATTTCTTCATCAGGATCATCATGAAATGACTCAATAAGATTAACCTTTTCAGCTTCTATCTCTTTATCTACCTGATCCATAAACTTCTTCAAAGCTTCAAAAACACGTTTTGCTTCAGGGTCTTCAGAATCCTCAATAAACTTATCATATAAAGAACTTTCCCAAGCGGATTCTAAAGAATTTAAATAATCATCATTTGACCATTCTTTTTCATCAGATAATCTTTCCCTTGCAGAAGTTCTAAACTCATCAAGTTCTGATTCAATCAGAAAAAGAATATAATCATTACGTTCAATAATTCCATAGTCTACAAGTTTAAATCTATACTCATCCCAATCCGCATGATCCATAGGCCGTCTAGCAATGGCCTGCAGCGCTCCCCTAGAACGAGAAGCCTTGTTAGCGCATTCCCTTTCTTCTAACTGAGAGAGCTTAGAAACCCAAATTGGAATATCAACCATTTCAATAGTATTGTCTTCAAGTTGCACCGGACCTCTAAACGAATGCAATGAACCAATTTGATAAAGATCCCTCAGTTGCCTTTTCTTTGGAACAACAATTTCATTAGCTACTTCAATATCTGTCATATTACTCCTTCATCTAAAGAACTATATCCTATTATAACACAGATTTGTCTAACCTACAAATCCAAACACATGTGGGGTCCTAGAATAAATCCCAGGACCCCACATATATTCAATACTTTAAATAACTAGATTCAGACTCTAGAGCCATTATAAACATAGAGAACACCACTATCTGAAGTAAATTTAGCAGAAGTTTCAAGCTTAGTCTGAACCTGACCACTATAACCTGGCACCATGAAACGTGCGTCAGGGACATAGAAGGTCTTAAGACGGGTACCAGTATCAGGATGACTGATTCTGACCTCCATAGGAACAGGAACAGTAATATTTGGACCGATTACCTCACTACTATCAACACCAGTAAACTGTGCAATCTTAGCAAACAGATCAGCAGGGTCAAAAGGCTTAAGTCCAACGGAACCAGAAACCTCAGGAACATCATAATCGTATGCTACTGAACGCTCGTTACCAAGCTCCATGTCCTTTTCAAGAGAAGCAGTCCAACCGATATCAACTGACTGAACAGAAGTAAGGCGTGAGAATACTGGAGTTGCAGAAACTGAACCAATGTAAATATCAATATCCTTGGAACGAATAGCAGCAGGCTTAACACTATTGCTAACATGAACAGGCTGACCACTAGGGTTATTGCCGGTCTGACTGTACGAAGTGGTAGTAGCAGAACCATATGTCACATGAACCGTGTCATAGGTTGCGGACTCATCAGCCGCAAGGGTGAAGGTTGTGGTGGTATTAACATAACCAGAATCGCCAGAGCTATCAAAGAATAGACGCTTATATGCTCCAGTAACAGAATCCTTCAAGCAGACGCTAAGAACATAAACCATGTCACCTGACTGATCATAAAGCGTAGCAGTATTAGTAATCGTATAGGGGCCCACACCAGTGTTATTAAACTCTTGAACGTAAGGCTGACCGGGCGTATAGAAGATTGAGTCACCAGCGAAAGAAAAAGTCTGACTAGCGTTAGATCCAACACCAAACTTATATGATGCGCTTGACATCGTGAGATAAGGAATAACTACACCCTTGACAATATTAAACTGTCCACGGCGTGACTTCCAAGGTGAAATAATATCAATCGGAACTGCGTTAGCAAAGTCAATAACATTAGTACCAACTGTGCTAGAGAACGAGGTAGGATTTTTACCAATTACAACTGCCTCAAATTCACAGCTCGTATCAAATGATTCAAGATCGAAAGTGATCTCAGGGATATCACGGATAGTAGCCACAGACTGGTAGTTACCAAGTTCGTAGATTTTTTCTTCTGGCATATTTAGGTCGCCGGGACCAGCAGACTGAATTCTATCCAGCACATACTTTCCTGCCTGTGTGACGATTTGACCGCCTCTAATGCTCATTATAAGGACCTCCTCTACCACGGAAATGTGGTAATGTTAAGTTTATTCGGATAAGCTAATATAACCTTTTTCCGTGATATCTATAGTTTAATATATACATTAAAGAACAAGTTCTTCCTAATACATATTATCGGATATAATCATGAAATATTTAATTATATACTTTTTATAGCTTTATTTTCCATCGAACTAATCAATTTAGCTAATTGTTTAGGATAGTTTATATTAATATAAGCTGATCCTGCATCAAGATATCTTTTCCCCTGTATACCAAACTTTGAACGACGACTTCTGAAGAATGGAGCTTTTGTGCCTTTTTGACTTTTTATAATCATACTACTACCAACATACAAATAGCCTACGCCAGAACCCCTAGAAGGTACTAATGTCTTTCCAGGTGTTGATCCTGCTCGCGTACTAGACCAAATACCCAATCCACTGCCTGGAACACTAAAGGCTTTAGAAGGCTTAAAACCTATTAATTCTGCACCAGGAAACTGAGTGCCTCCGCCAAGTACTGAAGGAAACTTCATGTTTGGAGTCTTAGGTTTTTCTGAACCACCTGGAGCGGCACCAAAGTTAAGCCTATACCATTGCGGTGCATGGGAATCTAAAACAATTTTATCAGCAAAGAGTATATATTTATTATCAAAAGTAACAAATTTAGGATCATTAAAAGCTCTTTCCATAGCACCATCAGAATATCTTTTAAGTGTACCAGTATCATTCCAACGATATGATGGAGTAGAACCAATTCCAGAAGCTGCATAAGCTTGGATTACTGCACTTCTAGCACCTTCAGCAATATCTTTATTCATCTCCTTAAATGAAGACCCATTAATGTCTTTGCCAAATAATCTAGCATATTTTCTAAGAATCTTTGCAACTTCACTATTAGCAGTTTTAGCTAAATCTCTAGTTATTTGTCCACCGTCAATAACTGATCCAACTATATATTCACTTCCTCCAGCAGCAATACGATTTTCCAGTGCTTGAGAAATAAACTGGCCGGTAAGCGTATCTCGTCTAATAATCTGAGCCATATTAACCCCCGTTCATTATCTCGTCTAACTTATCCAAAAAGTCATCGTTAATAACAATATTGTCACCAATAAGATCAAAAGCCAAATCACATAAATCATTAATATTATCTAAAATAACTTTTCTAAGCTCAAAAGAAACATCTTGAGGTAAATATGTATCACATTGTTTTTCTTTATGTGAAAGTATTGTTGCTATAGCCCTATCTCTCCTTCTGCCAAAAAAATCCCTATCATTCATAATTATCCTTTATCTTGTAAGCCAAAACCATGTTACTGGGCCAATGATACCATCTACCTTCATCTGCGAATCGTTAAGTTTAAAAAACCTCTTAACATTACGTTGGAAGATGCGGGTTGCGGCCACAGATGCGGGACCGAAGTTTCCATCAACAGCAAGATCAGGTCCGTCAAGTTTATTATTCAATAATGCTTGCGCCCATTTTGCTGCATCACCCTTCGATCCTTCTTTAACAATTTGAGCCGATGCTGCCTTAATGCCTGCTGCAATAGCTGAAAGATCAACAGAATCAGGTTGTGCTGGTTGTGGAATAATCGGAGCTACTTGACCTTCATGCCATTGGCGGCAAAACTCTGCTGTAAGAATTCTCATGTCTGCACCAGAAACTGTGTGCATATCAATTTTGCGTGATGTATATTCTTTATGCATACAGCATTCAGGTACTCTACTAGCGTCATAACCGATAAGTGCTGCTGTTGCTTTAGCAATTACAAACAGCTGATCTAATCGCCACGGTTCGGTGGAATTGTAACCAGTGTTCTCTATTTCAATGCCATACATTGTACTATTACCACGATTTGTAACCCCACGCCATGCTCCTGTACCAGCATGATTTGCTTTACCAGAAGCGATCACAATACAAATATTTGAACGTGTCATAAGAACATTACATAATGGTCCAGCAAGATCAATACGACCGTCAGTTACAGTACCAAGAGAAGGCGCATCCCTGCCAAGACCTGAAGCAGTATGATGCCACATAACACCATTAGGTGTAAAGCCATCTGATTTACCACGAGTCTGCCATCCTGGTTGCTCTTTAACAACAAGACCAGCTTCTCTTAATCTATCTGCAATTCCTAAGTCTCTCATGATTATTCTCCCTGTAATTGTTCAAGAGCAGCATCTAAGCCCCCTGTTATAGTTAATTTTAATTGATCAATTGTTAAAGCTTAATTCATTCTAGAGCTATCATCATTACGTTCCATATTATTTCATCGAACTGGAGAAATTCGTTTGGCATCTAGCCGACAGACCAGGCTTGCGCCTCAGCCACAAGATGCGCTTCTTCCTGATGTACGGCGTTCGCAGCGTCGGCAAGGGTAAGCACACCTTCAACAGCTAAAAGTGTGGCGAGCGCGCCGGTCGTGTCGAGCGGGGGGTAAGCAAAAACGGGGAGCGTGATTGGTTCCGCAGCGATCTCAACACCCTGAGAGTCATAGGTGACGCGCATCCCTGTGCCGTCGAGGTTGTCTACAACCCGCTCGCGGAGAACACCATCCGTGTAAGTTTGCTGGTTCATCATGTTGCCCTCAAAAATATTATCGGCGGTTGTGTTGCGTTTACCGTGCCGGGTGATGCGGTGCCCGGCAAAACCCCGGTCACCGAGTTTTGAAATTTGCCTCCTGTGGCGATGTTCGCAGCGTCAGGCACGCCGATGGTTGGGGCGAAGCAGGTGAACGTGGGTGAGCCTGAAGTGATTTGCGCTACAGCTGCAAGCCACCAGATGCCAGCTGTTAGCTGCTGGGAGATTGTCACGGCTTTAAACGCTGCGGCGGTGCTTAGATCAACGGTCCCCGCGTCCAGCAGAAGCGTTGCTGGCAAGTCGCTGGAGTTTGTGTATATTCCGAGCCGGACGACAGAGCTTGCGCCTGCGGATGTTGCAGCGTGGTTGATTGAGATGCGGTCAAAAGTTGTTGTGCGTGATACAAGGAACGGAACAAAAATCAGTCGATTATTTGTGACCGTTGATGCGCCACCACCGGCTGTGGCTGTGGCTGTGTATTGGCTGGAAACATGCAGTGCGGGCGAAGCGCCTGTAGCACCTGTAGTTCCTGTAGCACCTGTAGCACCAACACCTGTAGCACCTGTAGTTCCTGTAGCACCTGTAGCACCAACACCTGTAGCACCTGTAGTTCCTGTAGCGCCTGTAGCACCTGTAGTTCCTGTAGCACCAACACCTGTAGCACCTGTAGTTCCTGTAGCACCTGTAGCACCAACACCTGTAGCACCTGTAGTTCCTGTAACACCTGTAGTTCCTGTAGCACCTGTAGCACCAACACCTGTAGCACCTGTAGTTCCTGTAGCACCTGTAGCACCAACACCTGTAGCACCTGTAGTTCCTGTAGCACCTGTAGCACCAACACCTGTAGCACCTGTAGTTCCTGTAACACCTGTAGTTCCTGTAGCAC